GCAGATCTGCCGGCCGTTCGCTGTCATCGGCTCCGTCCGATGACGAATCTGAGCGAAGCGAAGATAGCTCTTGCTCTTGCTTTGGAGACGGAGACGGAGACGGAGACGGAGACGGAGACGGAGACGGAGACGGAGACGGAGACGGGGCACTGCTAGAAGAGTGCTCAGGAGTGCTACTAGCACTTTCTGGCACTGCTAGATTGGTGCCAGGAGGGTGCGTGTCGCTTCCTTCGAGCAAGCGCGCGGCATACTCCGGCATCAGTCGAGCAGCCTCGCGGCGTCCTCGTTGCTTGCACAGAGCAGCCCACCTGGCCTTTTCGGATCGCGCCTCAGAGCCGGCCGCCCACGGGTTGTGCTCGGCCCAGTCGTGCAGCCGGCGCTCGCCGATATCGCCTTCAAGAAAGCGGACCTCGACCAGGGTTTTTACCAGCGTTCCGGGCTCGCCTTTCCAGTCAACGGCGTCCTCGATGTCCTCGTCTTCCATGCCGGCCAAGTCGCCGTCTGGGCGGTGCTGCGCGGCGTACAAGAACAGCCAGACCAGGGCGAGAACACCCGAATCCCCCAGCCGGCGCTTCAACTTCTTCGTCTTGTGGTGCCCCGGCAGGCCCACTGCGATACGGGCGTCGTCATTCACGGTGTCACGGTCCCCGGTGGTTACTCGGCCGGCAGCAGCTCCAGCTGCTCAGGGTCGGGTAGGTGGTGCTCTCGGTCGAGCGCGCGCGCGGCGGCGCGGATCTCGTCGTCTGTGTGCTCGATGTCCGCGATCTGCTGGCACCTAGCCATCCAAGCCAGGTGCCGCAGGTCAGTGGGCGTCAAGCGGTACATGTGCTACAGCGGCAGCGACTTCAGATGGGCGATCAGCTCCTGGCACCGCAGCCGCCGCTGCTCGTCCAGTCGGTAGCCCGGGAAGATCGCCCGAGCATCTGCGCTGGTCATCCGCTCTGTGCGGCGAATGCTGGCCAGACCCTGGTCAATCTGCGCCACCTTCAGCGTCAACGCTTCGTGTAGCAGGGGAATATCAGATCGGGCGAAGCCGATGGTGTGGGTGGGCTCAGCCATTGGGCGCTCCGGCGGTCGCGTTGTGGTGCTTGGCAAGGTCCATCAGGAACGTCTGCAGCAGCTGCCACTCGTGGTTTCGGTAGCCGCTCTCCACGTACAGGCGGTGCCTCTCTCCGTGGCGCCGATTCATGTTCTCGACCATCGCCTTGGCTGCCTCAATCGACAGGAAGACGTCAACGAACTCCCAGGTGACCAGGAACCCGCACCGCTTGTAGCGCTCAGGGATCTCCCACCCTCGGCGGTGCCGGCGCTCCAGCCTGGCCGACAGCGCAGCGTCGCACTCTTCGCCATCCTCAATCCACACTGCCCCGTCTTCGCCATCCTCGACCCAATACACCCGGTGCTCTTTCTGCACCGTGTAAATCGGGTCCGCGGTGCAGTGCGTGTTGTCCTTGCGATCAGCCAGCAGGCTCTGGCCGATCGCGAACAGCTCTGGTGGGATTGGCGGCGCGGCGCTCACTGCGGCGGGCTCCCCTCGGGCTTCTCGATCAGCTCGTCGTTCAGGGCGTCGCGGAGCTGTTGCCGGGCCGCCATCTTGGCACTGAGCACCGCAGCATCTGCACGCACTTTGTCTGGGTCATCCACCGTAACCTCGAAAGCGTGCAATCCGAAACGTGAACGGACCTCGGTCCGAGCAGTGAACGCCTCCGCGCGGCCGTCTTCTTCATAGGGTCGAATTCGCGGATAGTGCGTGATCCGGGTGCTGTCCGTTTGTTCAATGATCTCGCGGCGCACCTCGCCGTCCAGCACCTGCTCAATGCTCCCACGCGGCACCAGCACAGGCGGGCCTGGGTCAACGGCGCGGCAGCTGGCTTCGGGTGTCTCGCCTGCGTTGGCGTAGCCGAACGAACTGCTGGCGCCGCCGCTTACGAGGGTTGTCCGCTGGGGGGTGTTCCAGGCAACGCCTGCGCCCTCGTGCGCTGGAGTGGGGCGCCCCGCACCGCTGCTGCATGCGGCGCCCAAGGCCGTGGCGGCTTCAGCGCTCTGGGCAAGGGCCGAAGGCTCGGTAAGGTCAACCTTTACCATCTCTTCGCCCAGCTGTTTGCGCAGCACCTCAATGGCCCCAGCGCGAGCTTGCCGGCGGCCGGTATCCCAATCTTCCGCTGAAACGGAGAATGGCCCGACAGATGCCATCCAACTCGCGGTGATAGGGCCTGCGTGCAGGGTGCACCGGACAACGCTGAGCTGCCCCAATTGCCCGGAGAGCACCAGCGGCTCGTCATACACGCAAGTGTAGATCTCAGTGACGATTGCGCGTTCAACATCGTCGTCGTTGACTGGGCCAAGGTCCGCGCGACGGATGTTGCCGATGGTGTTGTTGGCTGTGTCATTCATGTGGTTTCGTCCAGGTTGATCGCCGCGGTCATCCGCGGCATCGTGTGCCCGGTCCGTGCCAGCCAATCGCTGACTCCGGCCAGGATCAAAGGCCGCTCGCTCTCGCGCTCGACCCGTAGGGCGCCCCGAATGGCGTGCAGCAGCTGCAGCTCGGGGACGTAGACAGCGCGCTCAGCCATCGTTGCGCACCCAGGCGTACATCAGCAGGTGCTCGGACGGGATGACGCGGACCTTGCCTGCCTTGATCAGCTCGCGCAGCAGGCGGTCAACGGCGTGGTATGCCTCGATCAGAAGCTTCCGCTCGGTGTGGATGATCTTCGCGTCGATCAGGTGACGGCACATGTCGCCCACCGTCCAGCTCTTGCGCTCGTACAGCCAGCTCATCGCCTTCGCGTGCTGGGCCTTGTCCAGCCGGGCGCGGAAGTCGCTGATCTCCGGCAGGGTCTGCGGCAGTGCTCTGGGGTTACGTGCCATGGGGTTCTCCGGTGGCTGCAGCGATGAATGCGTTTTGGATGATCAGCAGCTCGGTGTCGCTGCCGAATTCTGCGTGTAGATCGCGCGGCGATTCCAGGAGGCTGCCGCCGAGGTTCTTGCGGCACCATGCGTGCGATCGGCCTTCATGCGGCCACGCCTTGTGGTGCCACTGGCACAGCGCCACGGTGTGGTCGTGGCTGATCCGCATGTTTCCCGACTTCAGGTGGTGGATCTCCGGCGGCACGTTGTGCCAGCCGCGCAGGATGCAGCACACGCAGCCGATTTCCTTCATCAGCACGAAGCGCCATTTCTGGGCCTCGGTTGCGGCGGGTAGGGAGCTTTGCATCACATGGCCTCAGCGAGTGCCAGCACCACCTTCGGCTCCATCACCAGGTGCCGATGCACGCGGACAGCGGGCTCGAACATGGGGATCTCGACCACCTTGCGCCGCTGACGCATCGCTGCGCAGGCCTCGTACACGCGCCGCGTTGACGAAATCCCGCTGGTGGCGAGGCCGTATGGGCTGTCGTAGCCCTCCTGCAGAGCGGCCGTCACTGCCATTTCGACGTGACCCAGTGCGGCCGCGCAGTCGCGGCGGAAGGTTTCGAGCAGGGTGCCGCGGCTGGCCCAGCCCACGAACTGCCAATCCTTCCCAGGGCGTGCGCCGAGCTCGACTTCGGTGCCGTGGTCCGCACGCTTGGCGTACACGCGGCACGGCTCCAGCGGGAGGGCAATCCATGCGGTGTCGACGTTCATGCGGGGTCGGGCCTGCGGCGGCCGGTGACGATCGGCGACGACATCCGGCCATGCGTCAGCACGCGCGCGGCGGGGCGTGACGCCTTGCGGCGGCTCAGCACCGGGTTCGGTACGCGGCCAATCGTCAGGTGCAGGCCGCCGTCCGGCTCGCGCAGGAACACTCGGCCGGGGGACATCGCCTCAGCAGTCGGCAGGCGCCCAACCATATCGGCGCGCGCGGCGGCTTCGGGGTCTTCGGCGACTGCAGCGCGGACGGCGAGCTCAATCCGGCCCGCCAGGTCAGGGTTCAGCACGCTGCCCTTCGATCTCTCTATCAGGTTTTGCCGGCTGCAGCCCAGGCGCCGCGCCAGCTCGGCGGGCTTGCCGACGATCAGCACAGCAAGGTCAAAGTCGTTCACTCAGTGCTCCAGCTTTCGGCGTTGGGGCCATCATCTTTTTTTTTGATTATTTTGTCAACCCCCCTTGCGGAATGTAATTCCTGTTGCTATCGTGGCACCGTCATCACAGCCGGAGCACGCCATGCACCACGCCGCTACACCTTCCCTCGTTGCCGGGCTGGACTTCCGCCCGGTCCTGCCGGTGACCGATCGCCCACCGGAGCTGCTGGACCGCCCCGCCGTTGAGCGTGTTGTGCGCACGTACTGCGGCACGATCGGCGCCAGCGACTCCACCACCGATGCGGCCGTCGCCTGGGCGCAGCGCAACGGCCTCAACACGACGCAGGCAGTGCGCATCGGTCAGGCGCGGGCGAATCAGCTCAAAGCTCGGGAGCGCTGACATGGGCATCTTGGGACCACTCATTGAACGGATGCTGCTCGGATTGGCCGCTGGCGCGGCGCTGCATGCACACGGCGGCGCGCGTCTCGGCGCTGGCTTTGAGGGCTGGAGCGGGCCGCGCTCGACATGGCGCATCGGCTGCCGCTGGCTCCCGAACAAGCCGTGGCGCGCCGCGAAGCGTCACAGCGGCGTGCGGGCGATCCGGCGAGCAGCAAAGGCCCGGCGCAACCGTGCGCGGTAGGGGCGGCCGCTGGCCGATGACCCTGCGCGCGGTCGAGTGCCGGCCCGGAGATACCGTCAAGCGCACCCAGGTGGCCGTGGGTGAGCCGTTCGAGTACGTGGCGACGGCTGTCGAAATCATGGCGGACAACACCACGCGGCACACCTACACCGAAGGCGGCGAAACCCGCCATCTGTTCTACCCGGCCGGCTGCCGCGATCGCTTCGAAGTCAGCCGCCCGCTTCTCTGATCCCACCGCAACACCCCATGGAGGCAATCATGCCCAAGGAATATCTGTACCGCGTCATTGTTCGCCGAGGGCTTTCGGCAGCTGAGCCCGACGCGAAGCCGGCCGTTCGCTTTGTCGTCGCCCACCGACAGGAGCAGGCATTGAACTTCGTCAGCCGCAGCACGTTCGATGTCGAGCTGTGCGACGGGCTGGCCGGCGCCCAGGCTGTGATCGATGGCCATGTCATCGAGCGGGCGGTGCAGGCCGAGACGTCGCCGACGGCGGCGCTGCCGCTGGAGGGCGATGCTGTCGACCCCTCGACGGTGCTGGGTGGCACTGATGCCGATCCGTACCTGCAGCAGGTCGTGTCCCGATTGGATGCGGCTGCGGCCGGTACGGCGCCGTCCGTGGTGGCCACCTTCACTACGCCGTCTGGCGGGTCCGAGGTTGTGGAGATTTACCCGTCGGGCGAGCTGCCATTGGCCGAAAAGCCGTGATCCCGCCAACCATCACGCGCCTTGGCGCACCCACCCTGATTCAGCGGCTGCGCGCGCGGTTCCGGCGCTGGCTGCGGTCCCTTGCCGAAAGGATCTGACATGTCCGACAAATCTGAATCCGCTCCCGTCGTGCACGGACTGTCGGTTGAAATCCGCCTCGCAGACGAGCCCAGCGAGCAGGCGCATAGCCTGTTCGAGGCAGTGATCTGGCCGATGGTTTGCACCCTGGCAACAGGCAAGGGAAGCACAGAGCCTGATCCGCAGCGCACCGGTGAACTGCTCGGTGGGCTAGCGGCGGCTCTCGCCGGACAAATTTACGAGCTGTTCGGTTCTGAGGCTTTGCTAGCGGCCTTGGAGGATCTGGCGGCACAGGCGCGCAAGCACATGGCTGCCGACCTTCTGGATGGCGTCGACACCACCACCAAACCCAACTAACCGACCCATCCGGGCCTATCACGGAGGCACCACGCAATGAGCAACGACGAGAAACCCGCCAATGTCGCGCCGATCAGCGGCGTTCCCACCATGCAGACGCCCAATACGCGGCTGCACACCTTCCCGCAGCTGCTGGACGACTTGGACGGCGGCGCGGTCAAGGACGCGCTCTCTGTGGCCCTGAACAACATCTCGCTGTCGTCTGCGCTGCATCAGGGCAAGGGCGAGCTGCTGTTCAAGGTCTCCACGAAGCCGATCAAGGGCACCAGCCAGGTCGAGCTGACCCACACGCTGACCTTCAAGTGCCCGACTGCGCGCGGCAAGAAGTCCGAGGAAACGGGCGGCGAGGCCGTCATGTTTGTCCAGAAGGGCGGCGGCGTTACACCCTTCCAGGGCCCGGACCAGCTGGAGCTGGAACTGCCGCAGAAGGGCGGCCGCAACAAGTAACCCCTGCCGGCAGGGCATGCCGGGCGCGACACCACTCACCACGCAAGGAACACCCACATGCAAGACGCATCCGCTGTTAATGCTGTCGCTGATCTGGCCGTTCAGGCCAGTCAGTCGACGCAATTCAGCCACCTCGGCACCTTGCCGCACGCCCTCGTGCTTGGCGGCCAGGTCCACAACCTCGAAAAGCTGCGCCCGCTCCGCGATCGCTTCCGCGGCACCTTCGCTACCCGCTCGCTGTCGGCCTTTGTGCAGTATGTGGCGATCCGCTCGATGGAAGCCCAGGGCGGGCGCGCGGACGCTGGCGAGTCGCCGGAAACAGGCGAAGGCGGTGACATCAGCGATGTCATGAGCTATCGGGAGGCCGGCCGCGGGCCCGACAGCACCACCCTGTTTGTCGATCCGGAAACCTTCACGGCCGTCGGCATCCACAACCTCGGCGACCTGTCCGCGCCCGGGCACTGCGATGACCTGGCCAAGCTGAAGCTGGTGCAGTCGGCCGAGTGGAAGGCGCTGATGGAAGTGAACCAGACGCAGCTCACCCAGCGCCAGATGGCTGACTGGCTGCAGGACTGGCGTGGCATCTTCACCCCGCTCTACGGCGACCCGGGCCTGATCACTGAAGCCCTGCCCCGCGATACCGTCACGGCGGCAATTCAGGCGGTGCTGCATGTCAAGACCGAGGCCTCGCAGAGCGCGTCGAGCAAGCTGCAGGCCCACGGGGCCGAGCTGTCGAGCTTCGAAGCCCTGCAGATGCGCAGCGGCGACGGTCTGGAGCTGCCGGCCGGTTTCCGTTTCAGCCTGCACCCGTACGAGGATCTGAAGTTGCGCGCGGTCGATGCGGTGCTGACGGTCTACCCGCCGACTGAGGGCAAGGCGATGCGCATGTCGCTCCGCGTGACCGGGCTCGAAGCCCTGAACAAGGAGATGGCGGACGAGTTCCAGACCCTGCTGAAGGAGCGCCTGGACGTTCCGAGCTTTATCGGCACCTTCGCGCCCTGATCCGGGCGGCTGACTACGGTTCTACCACCCGGCCGCCGCGTGCGGCCGGGTCTTGGAGGCGACATGCGACTGATCCGAAATTTCCTGCTGTGGGTCCGATACCTGGGCGCGCGGCCGATGAGCGAGATGCACGGCTACCACGCTGGCCTGATCGCCGGCCGTGAGAGCGCCAACGCGCAGTGGGTGCGCGAAGCCAGCCAGCTGATCTGTGCCGCCAACCGGCACCTCGCTGAAAGCAGCCAGGCCATGAAGACGATGACCAAGCAGCAGGTGCCGATCCTGTCGAGCACGCACCCGGAGCAGTGGGCGGACCTTGAACACTCACGCCTGCGGCTGGAGCGCGCGATCAGCAACGCGCGGCGTGCGATACGGGCGGTGCGGTCGTGAGCGCCTTCGTGAAACAGGCGGCCGCAGCAGCAAAGAAACTGGGCAAAAGGCCGCGGCCCGGAACGCCTGCGGCACAGTCCAGACAGCTCGGGCTTGAGATCGGCGATGTCATCGTCGGCCGGGAAGGGACGTCTGTGCGCTGGGGTGAAACCAAGCTCAAGCTGCTGGCCCGCACGCGGGAGTGCTGCATCTGGAACGTATGGAGCCGGACATCCGGCAATCCGACATGGCGCAATGAGGGCGAAGATGTCGATTGGGATCTTTCGTTCCGGCACTGGGTGAAGCTGGAACCGAAGCGGCCAAAGGTTTAGTGCTTTGAGTGCTGGCGGTTGTACTGGAACTGGCATACAGGCGTGTGGACTAAGCCAATACGGATGGGGCGCAAGCCGAGAGGCCCGCTTCCGCGCTCAAGGTTAAACCCACGTGTCGCAGATCAGCGCGACGAAACTGCGGCAATCCGGGTTCGAGTCCCGGCAGCCGCCAGCACTGAACGCACCGCACACCCAATAACGGAGAACACCATGAGCACAGAACTGAATTGCACAAGCGCGCGCCAGGCGGATGCGCTGGCCGCAGTCATCGGCGAGCGCAGCTTTCAGGACCAGAAGTGGGGGCCTATTACGTCGCGGCCGCGAGAGGTCGGCACCTACCTAACCCTAATGCGAAAGCTGCTTGCTGACGCAGAGCTAGCGTTCGCCGAGAGCCGGGGCGACGAGTCTGCGCTTGACGAGTTGCGCAAGGTCGTAGCTGTCGGGGTCGCGTGCTTCGAGCAGCACGGCGTCCCGTCAAGACGTCGGAAAGAGCCAGCAATGAATCATGACGGGTATCGGGAAGGCGGCTGCACTCTCTGACACGGCCGCACACCAAAGCGCCCGTAGCTCAGCCGGATAGAGCACCGGAGTTCTAATCCGGGAGCCGCAGGTTCGAATCCTGCCGGGCGCGCCAACCTACGCGGAGGATGCAATGAGCCAGTGGCTGCCGATTGAAGATGCGCCGAAAGATGGCTCCGAGATTTGGGCCTACAACGGTGAACAGGCCCGCATGAAGTGGAGCCAAGGCGAGGATTGGGCGCTTTGGATATGGGCTGACGAACTGCTGGCGGATGTTGACCCCGATCCGGTGCAGCCAACGCACTTCATGCCACTTCCGCCAAACCCAGCCCAGGACACCACGCCATGACCACCAACCTCGGCAAGCCGGCGCCGATCCACTTCAGCGATGAAGACATGCACCGGCACCGCGAAGAGTGCATAGCGCTACGCATCCCGCAGTCCGGTGACGCGGTTCTCGACGCAATGATACGCGAGGCTGTGCGGCGGGAGCTGGCGGGGAGATTTGTGCAGGGGATGCTTTCAGTTCCGGACGATCAGCGGTATGGAGACAGGGCAGACAAGGCCCTTACAGTCGATCAATGGCAGGCGTGGTGTGTAACCGGTATGACAGAGCACGCACTACGGGCCGCCGACGCCCTTCTCGCCGCACTGGAGGCAAGCCAGTGAGCGCACAGGAAGTTCATCCGATGGTGATGAAGGCGGCGCGGGCGCTGTTCGTCTCGCGCTTTGGCGACGGCCCGCATGATGACCCCGACTGGATGGCCGAGCTGCCGGCACTGACCTGTGAGGCCCAAGCCGCCCTCACCGCCTGCGGGGCGCTGGAGTGTTTGGAGGCGTTGGAGAAATTCGGCAAGGCCGAAGCGCCCGAGGACTGGGAGCAAGCCGAGTCCGCTTCGGCTTCCGCCATCGCCAAGGTCTACGGGAGCGCAAGCCATGAGTGACCAAACCACGCGCGACAAAATCGAATTCGCCCTCCGCGATGCGGGCTTTGACTACGACGAGGCTTTTCGGATCGCCACTCTGGTGACCCAGCCCGACGCGGGGGAGATGCCGGCTCTATATGGGCGGTATAGCCCTTGGATGCAGGAGAATCTTCACCACTATGGCCGCCAGTGCTTCGCCGCCGGAGAGGCTAAGGAGCGGGCGAAGGTGGCGCCATTGGTCAGTGCGTTGAAGTACGTGAGAGAATCAATGCATGTTGACGATTACGGCGATTGGTGCCTTGCGTCCGGATTCGAGGCCAGCAGAATTGATTCCGCCCTCCGCGCAGCAGGAGAAGAGTTGTGAGCGCAAAGAGATACGAATGCGGGAATGGGAATGCCAGTTATTGCTACGGCTGCTACCAAATGCAAGAGGACAGCGATGGAGAGTACGTCAAATACGACGATTACGCCGCGCTGCGGGAGCGGGTGATCGAGCTGGAGGCGAAGAACGCAGAACTCGAACGCCTTTGCGAATCGACCTACGTCGCCCGGGGAGCGGACGCCTACAACCACGCGTGCGAACTCACTGAGCAATGGGACGCCGACCGCGTCGAGAAGGGCCTAGCCCCGATCTATCCAGCCGGTGAATCGCGCTCTCTGTGCGGTTGGGTCGAAAGCATACGCGAGCTGTTGGATAACGCCGAGGCGACGATTGCGGGGCTGCGCCGGTTTGCCCAGCGGGTGATGGAGTCGTGGCCGGAAGGCGGTATAGACGGCGGCGACCTGCAGGATATCGCTGTCGAGTGCGGCCTGCTGGCTCCGGTGACGGTAAGCGAGTGGTGCGGCGAAGGCTGCCGATGCGTCGAATACGGGGTCGATTTCCCGTTTGAGTGCTTCCGAAAGACGGCGCTGCTTCTGGGCGACGGATCGCGAGGGGGTGGGGCGTGAAAATCACACTGGTTTCGACGCAGCGCCCAAAGCCCCAGGCCGGCGACACGAAGATGGTGCGCGGCGTGCTGATGATCCGGCAGCAGGAGCGTGTCAGCGTCGGCCCGTACTCAGGGGCCTACGTGTTCAGCAACGGCCGCCCGGTGTACGAGTGGGTAGCCAAGGGCGGTCCGCGCGACCGCACAGCACAGCAGGCCCGAAAGGGCGAGGGGGAGTAGTGTACGAGGAATACGAGTGGAAGCCGCAGCGGGCTGGATTCAGGTACGTGGTCGCCCGGATCGTCTACGCTGATTTCGCCGGCATAGGCTATGCGTGGGCAAAGTCGAAGCGCGGCACTGCGCTTCGGTTCTGGACTCGAAATGGCGCCCAAGCGCATGCAGATGGTCTGAACGCCGCCCTGCGCGACAAGGGAGGCGGTCAGTGAGCCACAAGGACGCACCACCCGAAACGCCGACGCAGACCGCATGCCGTGAGTTTTGGCAGGCAGCACAGCCGCACGTCAAGCGCGCATGGGGCCAGGCCAAGGACGGATCATTCTTGGCCGAGGAATCCAGACTGCTGCATCGGGCTTGGGAAGCAGGGGGTGCTCTATCGCCGCCGAGCGGAGGCTCTGAATTCTTGGAATGGGTCGCAGCCGAATTGGTCGCGCGCAAGTCGCTGGATCGCGCGGTTACCCAAGGCGTGGCGTCAACCCTGCGCGGCCAAGCGCGCCTGATGCGCGTGGTATCCGGAATGCGCGACAAGGGAGGCGGGTGATGGGCAGATACAAGGTTCTCCGGTGGATGGGCTTGGGACCGGTCACGGCTGCCTTCATCGCCAGTCTGAACTACATCAACCACGGCCCGGTAACTGGCCCGGTGGTCTTCATCTACTTCATGCACATGACCATCGAAGTAGACACTCGCAACGAGTCAGCGCAGCAGGCCCGCAAGGGCGAGGGGGAGTAGATCATGCGTGACCAATGGTGGCTTGCAGAGCTCGATCGGTACGGAAATGCCAGGCTCGCAGACGGCCCGCACGGCGATAGGTCTGGCGCCGAGAAAGCAATGACCCTGTTCAATCAGCTTGGATTCGCCGATGGGCGTCGCTTTGCAATCGCGGAGGTTCGGCTATCCGAGCCAACCGGCCTGCACTCACCGGTGAACAGCGAAGCCGTTGGCACGCTCAATAGCATCGGTCTTCGCCCTCAGGCGGCCGCCCTGCGCGACAAGGGAGGCGGGCATGTCGACTGAAATCGAACCAGGCGACCACGTACACCACGCGCCGAGCGGCGAAGACTGGGTTGTGCTTCGCGTGATCGGCGAGTATCTGGAGCCGGCTGGCTGGCCGCGATCACAGAGCCTGCTGGCTGACTGCACCCTGATCCGCAAGGGCACGCCGGAGCAGCGGCAGGAGATGATTGATTACGTGGAGCGTGGCAGGGGAGGCGGGGCATGAAGGCGGTCATCGTCAACCGCGACATGGAGCCGGTCACCATCGTCGAGCTGACGCCGTTCATGGTTGAAGTGCTGCGTGAGCCACGCGGCGTGCTGGTGCTTGCCTGCATGGACCCGCCGCGCACAGTTCACGACCCGCTGGCAACCCCGTTTGATTTCAGAATGCGCACGGTCCGGCTGCGGCCTCTGGTCCGGCAGCTGACCATCCTGCAGACGGATGACGAGGTGGACGCGCTCACGCTGCAGGCGACGTTCCTGGCTGGGCAGCAGCCGGCGGTCAACGAGGTGTTCAACCGTGGCCGCGGCAGGGGCGCCCTTGAGATGCTGAACCTCATGCTGCGCTCGGCGCATGGCGAAGGGGAAGACTGATGTATTTCCACATGGAAAGATGGGACAACGCCGGGCTGGTGACCTTCATCGGATCAATCTCGGCAGCGGAGTTACGGGCGGTGATGCTCACGCTGGCGCCCGTGGAAAGGGCCATCTGCGAAGGGCTCGACGGGAAGCCTGCCGCTGATCACCTTCTGGCGCTGGAGCTGCTGTTCCGGCGGCATGCTGAGCTGACTTCAGGCGACGGCAGCGCTACCCGTCGAGCGCCCACTGCTTTGCCTTCTCCAGCAGCCACAGAGCATCCCGACAGCTGATGCCACCCTCGGGGCTGCCAGACCGCACGTACAGCTCGCCGCCCTTGTAGATCCCCACCACGATCACCTCGGCCAGCTCCCCGGCCGCTGCCTGCGCCTCGCATAGGGCCTGCTCCGTGGTCATCCTCGCGTGCGGCCCGAAGGCCTCAATCACCGTGCTCATGGGTTTTCCTCGGCGAACCGACCCTGCTCGCGCGCGCGGCCTTCCAGTTTCGGGTTGACGGCAATGCCGCCCAGGCTGCGCTCCGTGAAGCGCTGGCGGGCCTTCAGGCTGGTCATGATCGTGCGGCTGTCGATGGGAATCTCCGGGTTGGCGGCGTTGAATGATCGGATCCGCTGCAAAGCGAGCTCGCGCATGGTGTCGTCGCCCATGCGCACCGCCAGGGCGATGCCGTCGAGCAGGCGCGATCGATTGCGCAGGATGCTTTCCTCGTAGCGCTTGATCGCGTTGTTGGCGTCGTACCGCTCGTTGATCTGCGCCGGCGTCAGGCCCGACAGCTGAAGCACTGCCTGCAGCGGGCTCAGATCTTCGATCAGGGCATCCCCGCGCAGGGTGTTCACGCCTTCTGTGGTGTACCGCACAGAGCGCATGCCGTCCTTGATCGCCTTTGGGGTCATCGCCTCCACGCCGCGCCACCACTCGCCCTCGTGCATCAGGCTCAGGCCCTGCATTCCGTTGACGAAGATGCCGCCGATCGGGCCGGCCGCCTGCTCCAGCCAGTAGCTGGCCAACGCCTTGCCCTCGAGCTCGCGCTCAGGCTCGCGCAGCCACAGCCCATCCAGGGTCACGCGGCTGGCGATGTCGGCGCCGGTGGCGAAGTTCACCGGACCGCGGGCAATCAGGCGCGCGACGTCGGCGCCCATGAAGTCGGTCAGGAAGTTCCGGAACTCGGCCTCAGCGTCGAACGGCGGGTCATCGTCCTCGCCAAAGGCATCCGCCATGGCGTTGGCCACGCCGAACAGCATGCTCATCGCTGGTAGGCCTAGGGTGCCGGAGAACACCGCGGTCATGCCCAGCACGCCAACCAGCTTGCGGCGGGCCTCAGTGCGGATCCGCGGGGTCTCACCCTTCAGCGACTGGTAGAAGTTGCGCCACAGGAAGTAGCTCATGCTCAGGCTGTACTGCCGGAACATCAGCAGCACCTTGGCCGCGCCGGACTGCATGAAGCGGGCTCGGTTCGCGTTGCTGTAGTCGAAGTGGCTCTCCCAGATGATGTCCTCAGCGTACTGGACGGCCGCATCGAAGCTCATGCCGCTCTCGCGACCCAGCCGGTACGCGGCCATGCCGGTGGCTTCGCGGTTCACCACCTCGGCCTTGTGGAACAGGAAGCTGATCCCCGACATCACCCGGTGCCAGCTGTCGTTGTACTGCGCGCTGTCCGTCTCGGCCATGCCGGCCAGGTTGTGCGCCTGTGTCTTGTCGATCGCGCCCGATGCGCGCATGGCCTGGTAGGCGCGCAGCTCGTCATCTCGCAGCGTGCGCTCGATATTGCCACCGGTGCGGATTGAATCGCGCATGCCGGCGGTCAGCGCGTTCATCGACTTCGCCGCGCCGAACCTTGAGGCCAGCACCGGGCCGGCCACGATGGCGGTCTGCGTCAGGTTGACCATCGCCGCGCCAGGCGTCACGCCCAGATACCACGCGAAGCCCAGCCCGCTGATCTTGTTGACCAGCGCGTTGTCGCTTGGGTTCATGACCCATTCGTGCCGCTTGATCAACTCGTTGTAGTAGATGCTCGCCGCGTTGCCGCCCTCGGTCTTCGAGCTCGAGTCCGCCCAGCCCTTCGCCTCCATCACCAGCCGCTGCATTTTGTGGCCGAAGCGCAGCCGGGCGATCTGGTAGGCCGCATGGTTGGCGTTGGCCGCGAATGCACGCAGCGCGTCCGGGTTGTAGCCGGCCACCTTCTTGCGGTGAATCATGTGCTTCCGCTGGCTCAGGTCCGGCAGGGTGCGCAGGTACAGCTGCCAGATCTCATCCTGCAGATCTGACGGCGCACCGCTGGCGGTCAGCTTGCGCTGCACCTCGGTGATGAATCCCTCGCCGGCGCCGAACGCATCGCGGGCCTGCTCGAGCTTTTTGCCCGATGACTGGTCGGTGTACCCCTGCAGCTTCAGGTCGCGCTGTGCCGCCAGCTGGTCGGCCGCGGACTCGAACATGAAGAAATCCCGCTTGCCCGTGTCCGGGTTCTTCGCGGCGATCCAGTAGTTGCCGAAGCGCTGCAGCGGGAAGTACGGCCCGGCCACGCGAGCCTGCTCGAACATCAGCCGGATCTCGGCGTTGGTCTTGCGCCGCTGCTCGTCCGGCATGTCGAGCTCGCCCACGCGCGCGATCAGCGCCTGCAGCGTCTCGTCGGACCGCTTGGCGTACATGTCGCGGGCCTCGCGGTACAGCGCCTGCCACTGCGGCGGAAGCTGATTCCAGCGGGCCACCATCTGCGGGTACGCGCGGCGGCGGCGCTTCTCCTGTGCCAGCTTCTTGCGCAGGTCGCGCACCTCGGCCATCTTCTCGACCTTGCTATCACCGGGCCGGCTGAGCATCTGCGCGCGCAGGGCCTTGATGTGGTCGCGGAGCGTCTTGTCCGTGAGCGGCACCGTCTCGCGCTGCAGGTTCTTGAAGGTCAGGGGCTGGTATTCCTCGGCCGGGTCGACCCCCTCGATCGTGGCGTCGTGCATCAGGTCCGCCATCGCACTGGCATGCGGCCGCTCGGAGCGCTTGCGTTGCATGCCGCGCCATTTCTCGGCCAGCGCGTTGCCTTCCTCCTGCAGCAGGTTCCGGTCGGTCTGCATGCGGTTGAGGTAGTCGATGTAGCGCGGCAGCTGCGGCAGGTACTTCTTGCCTAGGTCCGCGATGTGGCGGAGCGTCAGCGCGCCGAGTGCGGCCGGCGCCAAGTCCTGTCCCTTGGCCTTGATCGCCTCCATCAGGGTCAGGTTGTCGGGCTTCATCAGCGCGCCCAGACGGGCGAGGAAGCCGGGCGGGTCAGATGCGGCAGCAGCACCCAGGCCGCCGGGCTCACGCAGGCTGAAGGCGCCGTCGGGCTCTGCGTTCGCTGGCGCCGGGACGTCCTTCGCCTCCTTGCCGTTGAACACCACGATGGTGCGCTCTACCGGCACGTCTGCGGTCAGCTCGGGCTCCATCAGGCGGCGCTCTTCGGTCGTCATGTTCAGGCGCGCCTGCGTGTTCCGCGCTTCCACCTCGCCGGCCAAACGGCGGTACACCTCAGTGGCGACAGACACAGGCGTGGGCTGGCCGCGCCGCTGGAACGTCGCATCCAGCTGGCGGTACTCGGAAGTCCCCTTCACCGTGTCGAGGTTGCCGCCGCGCGCGAACTGCTCGATGTTCTGGATGGCGTGCTGCAGCTCGTGCAGCAGCACGCTGCGCGCGGTGCCCATGTCCAGGTTCTCGCGCAGGCTTGCGCCGGCCGGGCCCATGGAGCCACGGCTGCGGCCTTCGGCGGGCAGCAGGTCCAACGGCAGGCGCGCAAGGTCCGGGTAGGCGGCGAACAGGCTTGGGTGGTCGAGCACCTGCCCGACTGTGCTGGCGTCGCCGTTCATGGCCTGGCCGATCGTCTCCCCGTCGACCAGCATCCGCGCCGTATCGTCGCTGATCTCGTAGCGCCACTGGCCGTCCTTGCCCTTGTGCCAGCCGGTTTCCTGCCGGATCGTCTCGGCGTCTTCGCCGGCGGCCAGGCGCTTCATGGCGGTGAGCTTGGCGTAGCGGTCTGCCGTGCGTGAGCGCATACCCGCGAAGCTGAAGGCGCCCTCCGCGGCCTGCTGCTGGCCGGCGCCACCACGCTGCAGGTAGCGCTCGCTGTCGCGCAGCATGGCCAGCACGTCCGCCTCGCTCAGCTTCAGATCGAAGCCCAGCGTGCGCAGGAAGCGGCGCAGGGCCGCGGTGACGCGCGCGATGACACTGTTCTGCACACCCAGCTCGGCCATGATCGCGATCGCCTCGCGGGTGAAGGTGGTGCGGTCGGCGCCGGCGTATCGACGGCGCGCGCTGGCCAACGCCTCACGCGTGCGGCCCTGGGCGCTCGTCTCCAGCCGCTCAATCGCTGTTTCCAGCTCGCCCCACAGCTCCGGCCCGGTGATCGCCTCCATGCCGTAGTGGCCAACCGCCTCGTGTGCCAGCACCTGCAGTGCGCGCTGCTCGGTGGGCAGGTTCGATGCCACCAGGTAGATCGTGCTGGTGCTGGGCTCGAAGAAGCCCTCCGCGTCCGTGTGGCGGCGGTCGCGGCGCGCGGCGGCCGGCAGATCTGCCGGCGTGGCGATCACGCGCACAGTTGGGGCGGTGTCTGCGGCCCAGCCGCGGGTGATGCGCGCGACGGCGGTGCGGAGCTTGGCGGCATCAGCGCCTGGGACAGCAGGCGGCCGGCCGGGGATGTTGGAGAACAGTGGGCCGCCTTCCGGAGTCGACTGGGGCGCGCTCGCGGGCGCGTCGTAGTAGCTTCCATCTGGGTTGTAGACCCGGCGCGTCTGCGGCTTGCCGCGCGTGGGGCTGACGGGCGTTTCCGGTTCCTTCTGTGCAGGCGCTTCGGCGGCGCGCGCCGCAGCGGCCTCCGCTTTGGCAGCCTGAATCCGCTTGATGATTTCCCGCTGCTCTGCACGCAAAGCGTCGAGCGCACCCTGGTCAGCCCATGGGGCGGTCATGTCCTTGTCTGCCAGATCCTTCAGAGTGCGCTCGGCGCTGGCCAGGTCACGGCGAAGCATTTCGACGCGGGAGCCGCCGACCATGTTGGGCGCCGCTCCGGCGATGCCCTTGGCGACGCGCAGAAGATCCTGGTCCGACACCCCGCCATCGGGCGAGATGTCGACGTAGTAATCCGTCTGGCGATCGCCCACCTGATCGCCCTCAACAGTCAGCACCCAGCGGCGCGCGCCGAGGTCCAGCCGAACGGCAAAATCGCCAAGTCGACCAAGTTCTACCTCGTCCTGCCTTTCGGCGAGCGCATCCGCAATCCTCTTCTGCACTTCAGCAGCAACGCGGGCACGCCGCGTCAGCGGCCCGCCGGGGAAATCCCAGCGGATCGGCTCTTGGTCACCCACCTTATCCAGCACCGCCTCGCTGAACGCCACGCGCCCGGTGAAACGCTCGCCATCGACGGTCACGTCGAGCGGCTTGGCTTTCTCCTTTCCGTCCTTGTCGGTGACCCGCTCATTCTCGATACGAAGCGCCTCGGCGCGTGCAGCGCGGGGTTCTTTGAACGTCTTGCCGCCGATCTCTACCTTCCAGTTCGCAGGCAGGTCGGTAGATTGGTCGTACTTGGCGGCCAGTGAGTTCCATTGCTCTTCGCGCTTGATTTGTGCCGGAAGCGTCTGAACAGCAGCCTCGGCGCGGCGCTTTGCCTGCACCACCTCAGACTGCTGGGCCTGGTAAGAGCGGCCCTTGCGCTCCAACTTGGTGATGTCGTTGCGCAGCTGGATCTCGCGCAGCAAGTCGGTGTTTCCAGTGGCCGCGGCCTGCATCTCGCTGGCCGACATCTCCATTTCATCGAAGCTGTTCTCGATCTCGCGGCTGATCTGCCGGCTGCGCAGCTGGTTGATGCCGCGGATCTTGCGCTCCTGAATGTCCCACATGTTCTTGTCGAGCGTGTCCTTGGTCACGTAGGCCAGGATTTCCGCCTCAAAGTCGGGCAGCGTGTCCGCCAGCAGGTTGCCCTGCCGGATGATGCGGCCCTCGCGCTGCTCCACGTCCGACGGCTTCCACGGGATGTCCAGGTGGTGCAGAGCCACGAGGCGCTTCTGCACGTTAGTGCCGGCGCCCATCTTCGGGGTGGAGCCCAGCAGCACGCGGATCTCGCCATCGTTGACCTTGCGGAAGAGCGCGGCCTTGGCGTTGTCGCTGTTGTAGTCGTGGATGAAAGCGATTTGCTCGGCCGGCACGCCGCGCTCAACCAGCGCTGCGCGCATGTCGTCGTACACGGAGAATCCACGCTCAGCGGCGCGGATCGCGTCAAGCCAATCAGGCCCGGCCGCGTCCAGCTTCGCCTGTGCTTCCTCAGCATCCTCCAGCGCAGCCAAGGCCTGCTCGTCGCCCAACTCGGCGCGGCGCTGCACGTCTGCATCTTCCAGCGGGGCGGCGGCGGCCTTGATCTCCTGATACTCCGCCAGCTCTTTCTTGACCCCGCTCAGCGGCGTTCCCAGGTCCGAGAACACCAGCTGCACGCCCTTTTGCTTGTCCCACTTCTGCCAGCGCTCGAAGACATTGGACGCGGCGCGATCAATACGCGCGCCGGCCTCGCGCTCGGTCACGTCAAGGTCTACCAGCCGGATGTCCATCGCCGCCTTTCGGGCGTCGCTCATCAGGCTCAGGTGGTTGTCTTCGCCCTTCTTGGGCGGGCCCTTGCGTGCCTCCAACGCCTCAGCGCGCTTGCCCACCTCTTCCATGTAGGCCCGCTGGCGCTCGCTCATTTCCATGGCCACCGGCTGCCGGCGGCCGCCCTTGAGCTTGGGTAGCGGGAACTCGCGGCCGTCGTTTTCTTCTCGATACGCGGCCTTGATATCGTCCATGGTCACGGTGTCCGACACCTGATCGAACATCTGCAGCAGCTCGATCACGTTGAAGAAACGCTCGAATGCGGTGATGGTCTTGTAGCCGCCCGCGGTCGTGGGCTTAAGCGTCTCTTCGATGTCCGCAAAGGTGTTGGCCCAGGCGTCGAAGTTGTCGAAGCCGCCCTCCTTCATGGCGGTTGGCATCAGGTATCGCATCATGTGGTACATCTCGGCCAGCGAGTTGCTGACCGGCGTGCCGGTGAGGAAGACCACGCCTTGATCGCGGCCGTTCTTGCCCATGATCTGGCGCGTCTTGATCAACATGTCGTAGGCACGCTGGCTGCCTGCGGAGTCGCCCAGGCCGCGAATGTTCTGCATCTTGGTGCTGAACATCAGGTTCTTGAACAGGTGCGCCTCGTCCACGAAAAGCTGATCCACGCCCAGCTGCTCAAGATCCAGCAGATCGTCCATGGGCTTGTCGCGCAGAGACTTGAGCCGGTTGTCCAGCCGCTCCAGCGAGGCCTCAATTTGCTTCACCTTGCGCTTGTCGCTTTTGTCTTCGCTGCCTTTCAGCTCGGTCAATAGCTTGCGAAGTTCGGTCGTTTCACCGGCAATGAACGACTCTTCGAACTCAGGAGACGGCCGCACGAAGCCAAAACTGCTATGCGCGATGATCACCGCGTCCCAATCGTTCTGCGCGATCTTGGCCAGGAAGCGGCGACGGCTGGAGCGCTCGAAGTCCTTTTTGCTCGCGGTCAGGATGTTGGCGCCTGGGTACAGGCGGTAGAAGTCAGCGGCCCACTGTTTCACCAGATGATTTGGCACCACGATCATGGGCTTGTTGGCCAAGCCGGTGCGCTTGAGCTCCATGGCGGCAGAGATAGCGCTGTAGGTCTTGCCGGCGCCAACGACATGATCGGCCAGCGCCGTGCGGTCCTGAACCACGCGCGCGATGAAATTCCGCTGGTGCCGACGGAACTTGATGATCTCGTCGGGCACCTTGCCCGGGAAGGTCAGCCAGCTGCCATCGTAAGCGCGGGTGACGTAGTTGTTGTTGGCGTCGTTGTAGGTGCGCACCAGCACCTCGGCGCGATCGGGATCGGCGAACGCCCAATCTTGGAACTTGGCCCGGATCTCCTTGGCCTTGTCCTTCGCTTCCTCGGTAGCATCCTTGTCGACCCAGGTCTTGCCGTCGCTGTCGCGGCGAGTGACCTTGATTTCCCGATTGTTGAGCATGGCCAACATCAGGTCGCCCGCTGGGTAGCTCTGCGTTCCGTAGGTGTTGGCGCTTGCGACTGCCGAGCCCGCAACGATTTCCCCCGAAAAGCTCGAATCGAACGCGATGTAGCGCAGCCGGGCCTTTGTCCCATCGCCGAGAAGCGATTTCGCGAAGTCCTCGTAGACGGCTGGCGGAACCCAGGGCGCGCCAATGCGCACGGAAATCTCGGCGGCGCCCACATCCTTGGGAAGCACGGATTCGAGCGCAGCCGCGTTGTTCATCATGCCGGACTCCCGCGCCTGCGCCAGCTTCTTGCGGACGTTACCAGACAGGTAGGCATCGCGCAGGGCATATTCCCCCGATGCGGGATCCAGATACAGCAGCGGGTTTGAGCCGGTCGACAGCTCGCGCAGCGCTTCGGCCGAATCGCGGCCCAGCAACTTGCCGATGTATTCGGCATCGAGCCGGCCGCGCTCGGCCAGGCTCACATTCAGAGCGTCCTGCGGGCTGCTGGCGCGCTCAACCTCCTTGCGCACCGGAATCACGCGGCGCTCGAAGATAGCGGCTTTCTTGGCGGAGCTCTTGAACGGCTTGACGCCAGCTGTCTTCGCCGCAGCCGCACCCATGCCAGGCTTGTAATCCAGCTCCAGCGAAGCCAGCAGCGGGTAGTCCGGGTCGTCCCCGAACAGGCGTGCCGTGCCAGCGTCGTTCAACAGACCGTCCTTCGCATAGGCGTCGTACTCGGTGTTGAGCCGCGCGCGCAGTGTCTCGATGCTGAGCGAGTCGGAGAGCTCCGCAGCCAGCAGTTCGCGCACGGTCTGGCGTAGCCCTGCCAGCTGGCGCAGTCGCTCAAAGCCCTTGGCGCCAAGCGTGGTTTTCTCGGTCCACGGGGTGTCAGGCGTCAGCTCACGCCCCACGGCTTCGCCCGCGATGTTCTGCGTGCGCTGAATCAGCTTGCCGTCCTGAATGAAGTGCCCGCCCTCAGACACCGGTGGATTCAGCAACTTCACGGCCTGCCGCTGCACCATGGCTTCCGTGCGCGCGATTGAGCGCGCCTCGAACAGCCCCTGCGGCAGCTGCTTGGCCACCTGCCGCAGCAGTGCGCCAGTGTCCTGCCCAGCGCGCGCACGGAGCGCCGGCATGTTGCCGGTGCGCATGGTTCCGTATCGCCCCCACTCGCCCAGCATCTTGTCGGGGTTGCGCACGAAGTAGGCGTTGGTCGGGATCGGGTCGCCGCCGTCCGGGTCCGGCACGGTCGTGGATTCGAGCCAGGCCTTCGCCTCTTCGGCCGCCTTGCGGCTGCGCCATTCGGATTCAGGCCGCTTACGGAAGATCACGATGTCCGTGGTTACCTCCGTGTGCGCGTTGCCCTTGAAGGCATCGTTGGGCAGGCGGATTGCGGCCACCAGCTCGGCACGCTCGGCGATGTACTGGCGCGCGCGCTGGTCGCCAGCATCCATGAATCCATGCGACACCACGTTCACCAGTAGGCCGCCCTCGCGCAGCAGGTCTATGCTCTTGGCGATGAAGTAGTTGTGGATGCGCAGGCCGCTCAGGTGCTTGCGGCCGGACAGGTCGGTCATGTCGACACGGCCGAAAGGCGGGTTGCCGATCACGGCATCGAAATACCCGTCGTCACCCTTGCCGAAGGCGCGGAAGTCGCCCAGCTGCACGTTCTGCCTTGGGTACAGCGCCTTGGCGATGCCTGCGGCGATGCGCTCACGCTCGACCAGAGTGAAGCGCCCAGCGGAGCGCATGCTATCGGGCATGAGGCCGATGAAGTTGCCCACGCCGCCGCCCGCCTCCAGCACGTTGCCGCCGGTAAAGCCCATGCGCTGCATGCCGGCGTAGATGCCGTTGATGATCTCGCGGCTGGTGTAGTGCGCGTACTGCGTGGACTGCCGCGCGGTTTCGTACTCGTCCTCGGTCAGCAATTCCTTGAGCTCGGCGAACTCACGAGACCACTGCGCGTTGTCGGCATCAAAGGCTTGCGCCAAGCCGCCCCAGCCGACGTACAGCGCCAGGGTGCGCTGCTCTTCCGGCGTGGCGTTGCGACCCTCGGCCTGTAGGGTGTTCAGCAAACGGATGGCGTCGACGTTTCGGCGGTACTTGGTCTTCTGTCCGCCCTCGCCAAGCTCGATCTCGTCGGTGATCGCGAAGTCCTGCGCGGGGATCTGGGGCGGCTCCGGCGCTGTCAGCCCGGGTTGTCCGTCTGTTTTTGCCTCGGCGCTTAGTCGCTTGCTTCGGCGAGATTTCGGCGCAGTCTTTGCATCTCCCGCATTGCCGGATAGCCCTGGCTTCCCATCGGTTCCGCTCTCTTGCTCTGCTCCGGCGGCAGGAACAGGTAGCGTTCGCGCACCATCTCCCACGCCTGGTGCCAGTTCATCCCCTCGGCCTGAAGCTCTTCCAGGTCCGCGGCGGTCTGCTCGACTGCCCTCGTCAGCGCCTTCTGCAGTTGGCTCCCCTCCTGCAGGTGCTTGAACATCTGTGGCCGGTGCTCCTTCCAGTGCTGCCGGGCCTGTGTCTTCCACTGCTCGTACTGCATTGCTTTCTCCAGTTGGAGTATCGGCTGCGGCGGCCTCAACGCGCGGGGTTTCGGTCGGCGGCGGTTGCTGCGCCCATGCGCTGATTGCGGCTTTTGTGCCGCTGACGGTGCGGGGCAGCTTGACGCCAGTGGCGGCTTGGAACAGCTCGCGGGACTTCGCGTTGCTGACAGACGCCAGGATGTTGTTCAAAGCGCCTTCGTTCTTCGCCTCAATCGCGTCGGCCAGCTTGGTGAAGGTCTTGGCCAGCCCAGCCGGCGCGCCCACTACGGCTGCGCGCACCTGCTCCGCCGGGCCTTGCAGCACAGCCGCAGGCGCGTCTGCTGACTGAGCGGCAGCCACCGGCTCAAGCTTCAGTCCGCGCACCCACACGCCATCGACGTCAACCTCAACGCCTGATTTCTCGATCGCCCGAACTGCGCCTTCTACGCGCGTTCCGTCGGGCTTCTCGTAGCTGACACGCATGCCCGGCACGATGCCGCGCTCTGCAATCGCTTGGCGGTCGGCCGGACCGCGGCGCGGAACCGTTTGACGAACAGGCTTGCCAACCGCCTGGCCTGTGTCTCCATCGCCTGATACCGCAGCAGGGCCTGGTTCCGGCAAGCCTGCGGCGTCTTCTGCTGTGGGTTCTGCATTGGATTCTCCGGTGCGACGCTTCGGGGCCTTGGGGGTTGCACCCGCCGCGGCTGGGGATGCCGCGGCGGGTGGCTCTACAGTAACCGACTGTTGTCGATCGTCGGCATTCTGGATCACCCCCTCGGTTGCCGGCGTTGGCGCCGCCGGCTGCGTTCGCGCCACGATCAGCGCGGCCACGTCGTCACCCATTCGGGTGCCTTCTTTCAGCCCCTTCCGCCCCAGCGTGTTGAACGCCGCCTCGGCTTCCGGCACCTTCATCCCACTGCGCCGCAGCGCAATGATTGCATCGGCCTTCCGCACCACGCGGGGTAGGCCGATGCGTTTCCGCTCACTCGTCAGTTGCTCGGGCGTCAGGCCTCGAGCTTGGCCTTCTTCTTGGCCGGCGGTGCCTTCGACTGCTTGGGCGGGGCTTTGGCCGGGGCCGGCCCCTTGTTCGGGATTCGTCCGTACATCAGTGCTCTCCAGGGTGTTCGCGGCAGGGCCGGCCGCGGCGGCATCTACTTCGGCGGTTCCAGGCGCTGCAGCGGCGGGGGCAGTGGCGCCAGCGGCCGGCGGTGCTGCAGGTTCACCACCAGCATCACGCGCAGCAGTCGCTCCCTCGCCACCAATCCCGCCAAGTGGTACGCCCTCAGCTCCGCCTGATTCAGCAGGTGGCGCAGTTGCTTCTCGTGCATTGGGGGTGCTCTCGGGCTGGGTTACGGCGGCAGGGTCAGCGTTTTGAACCGCATCCTGTTGAACAGCTCTGCCAGCCGGTTCCGCATTACGTAGCGCGCCATCATCTGATGGCGAAGCGTCTCCCTCCGCCATTGGGCCGTCCGCCGCTTGCGGAACACCTTCTGCGCCAGCGACAGGTTGTTCCAGTCGTCGCGTATTGACCGCTCGCTGATCAGGTTGCTGGCCATCGGTCAGCGCTCCGCCAGCGGGTGGGCTGCTATCCGCGTCAAGCGCCGAATCTCCATCCGCAGCTCGGGGGCTTCTGGCCCGCGTGGCTGGTTCAGCGTCTTCACCGGCACGAGCGTCAGCCCCACCTTGTCCTTCCAGTGGTCGTGCTCCGCCGGTGACACCACCGCCATCAGCGGCTGTTGCACCAGGGTTTTCAGAGGCGCTAACAGTGGCTCCGCCGGCGGCCGGTTGCGCGCTTTGAGCGCTGCCAAACTCTGCGCCAGGATCTGGCTGTAGCCCGGCGGCCGGGCCTTGAACTCGCGCTTGAGCTGCACCTTCCGGCGATGCGACAGGCTCTTGAGCCAGTGCAGACGCGTCGGTTGTAGGCCGATCTGCTGCGCTTTCTGGCGGAGTTTGTTGAAGAGTCGTTCCCCGGCGTGCGGGTTTGTCTTGCGTGTCACGGCCTTGCTCCTTGCCGCGTTGCGCGGCCGGGGTGAATAGATCGGGCTGCGGGCTGGCGTCGAGCAGGGCCTGCATTTCGCGCTGGCGCTTCTCGGCTTCCGTGGGCTGGCGCGGCTGCACCTCGCCCGTCGCGGCATCCAGAGTTTCCCCCGGCTGCAGCAGCGGCGCAATAGGCGCGGTGGACGCAGCCGGCTGGTTCTCGCTGATCGCGTTGACGGCATCCTGCAGCGTGCCGGGCGCGGCGCCTGGGAATGGCTGCACCGGCGCGGCAGGGGCGGCCTGCTCGGTGGCGGCTACAGGCTCCGGCGCCAATGGCTGTGCGGCTTCCGGGGCGGCCTGCTGCGGCGCCGTCTCGGGCGCGAGGCTCGGCACCTGCGGTTGCGCGCGGGGGCGCGAGGCGGCCAGGCCGCCAGCGGTGAGCCCGCCGCCCAGGATGCCACCCAACACACCGCCCACGGCCGCGTTCTCGGCCACGTCCTGCGACAGCGCGCGTGTCGGGTCGGCGGCTTGCTGGATGCCCACGTTCTGGCCGAACTGCTCGCCACCCTCCTGAATCGCCTCCTCGGCGGCTTCCTTCGCGGTGCCACGCGCCACGATGCCGCCCGCCTCGCGCGAGAACAGCCGCGGGACTTCGGTGCCCAGCGCGCGGGTAAAGATCTGGGCCTCGAGCGGTGCAGTGATCGCGCCGGCCGCCGCGCTGATCGGCGCGGCCACGGCGCCGGCGATCTGGCCAGCGCGCAGCGCCAGCTGCTGTTTGGCCTGGTCGGGCGCTGTGCCCGCGCGCACCAGCGCCTGATACTCCGGGTTCGCGTCCCACGTCTCCTGCGGCTGGCTGAGCGCGTCTTGCATCGCTGCGTTGCCGGCGAAGCCGCCACCCATGGCCGCATTGGCGCCGACCAGCGCGCGCTCGGCGGCGGTACGGCCGGCCGCACCTGCCGCAGCTTCTGTGCCTCCACGCGCCAGCACCTGCGCCGTCTTGGCGCTGGCTGACCCAGCCGCGCCCGCGCCGAGGGTGAACAGGTTCGGCACCTGCTCGGCGGCGAACTGGCCCAGCAGGGTCGGGTTGGTGGCCACGGTCGCCGCTTTCCCGAAAAAACCCTGGGCGTCCTGCAGCTTCTGCTGTTCGGCCTTCAGCACCGGGCTGTAGCCCGCGGCAATGCCCTCGGAAATCTGTTGGCTGCCGCCTGCGATGCCTCCCGCAGTGCCAGGTCCACCCAGCGCACGGTCGAGTGCACGCTGGGCCGGCTTCACCACGTAGTCGTCCAGCGCGCCACCTGTCAGCAGATTCGGCACCTGCGCCAGCCCTGTCGCCAGTGTCTGGCCGCCCTGCGCCACGCCGCGCGCGGTGTCGGCCACGATCTCCCCACCGGTTCGGCGCTTGGGCAATGGTGGCGCCAGAGTCCCTTGCAGCTGAGGCGGCGCGAAGTCGGCGAGCTTCGTCCGCGGGCGAGGGTTCTGGTCGGTTGGCATTGCTGGTGTCCTTTACTGGGGCAGGTACTGCGCGAGGCCTTGGAACAGTGGGTCGGAATAGAGCTGCTGAATCTGCTGCGCTTTGACTTCGGGGCTCAGCGTCACATCGCCCTGGATTGCAGTGAGCCTGCCGTTGAACTCCTTGAACAGGGTATCCGGTCGCACCTGCTGGTTTGCAGCGGCGCCAGCGGGTCTTACCTGCTGGCCGTCCGGCGCCAGCACCGGCGCGGCCTGGCCGTTCGGCCCCACCGAAAACGCCCCCTGCTCTCCGGTGATCAGGGTCGGAGCCCGCGCGCCGGCGCCGATCTGGGCGACCAGCTCCGCCGACTGCGATCTCCGGTCGTTGATGCTAGCAGCAGTCTGCGCCTGCTGTTCGCCAAGCCGCTGCTGAACCTGCTGCTGCGCCAGCGCCGCACGTGTCTGAGCATTGCGGGCGTCAGCCGCATCGGCAGACGCGCCCAGCGTTGGCGCCAGGCTGGCCAGCGACTGCGTGAGCGTCCCCTGCAGCGCGCGCGCGGATCGCGAGCCACGGCCGGCCGCGAAGCTGTTGCGGAACAGCTGCGACTGGATCTCCTGCATTGCGCTGCGCGTCGCCTCGTCGCCGGCAGCGGTTCGGCTCGGGTCGGCGCGCGGCACGCTGGACGGCACGTTCACGCTTGGCAGCGGCGGCGGGGCGTTCTGTGCTGCCGCTGGCGGCGTCTGTACCTGAGCGGGCGTCTGGGCCGCACTTGGCGCGCCAGCGGAGATGAAGCGCGGCTGCCCATCCGGGCCGATGATGAAGTTTCGATTGTCCGTGCGAGGGTCGAAGGCAGGCGCCGCTGGCGGTTGCGGCGCGGCGGGCGCCCCCGCTGCTGCCTGAGCTGCCGACGGCGCCGCAGCGGTGGGCGCGCCAAGCATTGATACCTGCGGATTACTTCCGGGTCCACCGCTCTCCGCGCGCGCGGCTTGAGCCTGCAGCATCTTCTCGCGCAGCCCGGGGGCAACCGGGGGCGGCACGCCCAGCGCGCCCTGGGCGAATTCTCCCACCGCACGCACCGGCGCCAGTGCGACATCGCTCACCGCGCCCGCGCCAGCGGCAACGCCGCCATAGAACGTCTTTGCCTTGTCGACTTGGCCCGCCACCACATCACGGAAGGCGGCGCCGCGCTCCGCTGGCGCCAACCCAGGCGCCAACACGCTGGGCGGCTGCGGCGGTCGCGCTGCCGCGGTCGCTTCTGTGCGCGGTCGAGCTGTTGCCTGCTCGGCGGGCATCACACTCGGCAGCGATGGAACGCCAGGCACCACCGCACCAGCACCTCGAGGGCGGTTGGCGGGGCTCGGCGGCGCCGGCGCGCTGGTCGCGATCGGCAGGTTTTCCAGCCGTGGGCGCGGGTCGCGGCGCTGCGGCATGAGCGTGTCGCTGGGACCGATGGCCATAGTCAAATCTCCCCGCTGTAGTTGTAGGACACGCCAAAGCTGCTGCCGGCGCTGACGGACGCACTCACGTTGATCGCGGACAAGGACGCAGCGGCCAGCTGAGCCTGCGTGCGCGCAATGCCTTCGAACTGGCCGATGGCGATCCGCGCAGACTCCTGCATCTGCGCAATGTTGACACGGCCCTGCTCCAGCGTGAGCTGCGCCTTCGTGGTTTCTTCCTGCAGCTGCAGGCCGAGCCGCGCCGTGCGGGTGCCTTCTTCCGACTGCCGGATGCGGCTCCGGGCCTCCAGCCGCTGCGACGTGGCCTGATACGCGCCCAGCCGCGCCTCGATGACGGCGCGCTCTTTGTCGAGCAGCGCGCGCGCGCCGCTGATCTTGGCCTCGAACTCGCGGAGCCGGGCTTCCTCAATCGCCGTCTTCTGCCGGGCTTCCTCAATGCGCACCTGCGCGACCTGAGCCCAGGCGCCCACGTTGGTGGCATAGGCCCGCACCTGCGAATCGAACAGGGTCACCTTCGACTCCTGTCCGCGGATGCGCGAGGCGTAGGCCTCCCACTCAATACCGTGCACGCGCGCCAGCTCCGCGAACGCGCCTACCTCGGCCGTGTACGCGCGCAGCGCCTGTTCGTTGATTTCGGACTGCACCCGGCGGGCATCCACGAACGCCCGGTAGCGCTCCACCAGCAGGTTCTCGGCGCGGATGCTCTCGGCGTACAGCTGCACCGTGTCGCGGTTGATCTGGTTCTTGGCAATCTCCGCCTCGACCCGGGTGCGGTACATGTCCACCTGATCGCGCGCGGCGGCCACGCGATCGCGGAACACCTGCGCGTCGACGCTGTAGGCCTGCTGGTCGGCGTTGAAGATGGCGATTCGCGCGTTGAGCACATCGATGGCAGCCTGAATCGCGGCCTGTTCGGTGCGCAGCAGCAGCTCCTGGTACTGGATGTGCAGGCCGGTGAGCACCTGCACCAGCGCCACACCCTGGGTCACGGAGAAGCGCAGGTTGACCAGCTCTTCCTCGTGCCCGCGGATGTAGACGTCGCGATTGAAGCCGGCGCGGCGGTTGGCGGCCTGCTGGCGCACCTCGGCCACACGCGCCAGCGTGGCGCCGGTCGGGATATCAAAACCGCGGTTGCCAGAGTCGGCCCACGCCTCCTGAATCGCTCTGGCAGTTTCGGCTTCGTCGCGATCGCGCCCGCGCGCGAACAGCGCCTGTTCCACTGCTGCCGGCAGGCCCGTGCCGCCCTGCTGCATCTGCTGCAGCCGGGCCTTGGTCGAGTCGAGCAGCGCGTCGCTGAAGACGGTGGGCACAAAGCTGAACGTGTTGTCGGGCGCGGTGAAGTCGCGCACCGGCCGCACGCCCTCGAAGGTCGGCACGGTGACCGGCACGTACTCGGGCACGTCGAGCTCGATCAGCACCGGGATGGCGATATCGCGCAGCTCGGGCTCATCCGGCAGCGTGATCGGGATCAGCGCAGGGCGCGGGCCTGGTCGCGGCTCGTTGAACGGGCTGGGCTCCACGCCAAGGTTGATCGTGGGCGGCCGGACCGTCAGACCCAGGGTCGGCGGCAGCGGGATATCGATCCCCGGCGCCGACAGTGCCACGCCGCTGGGCATGGTGGTGGTCGGGTCAGGGATGTCGATGGAGTCGTCGGGGGCGGCCGCGCCACCCTCAGTGACGCTAGGAATGGCCCCGGTGCCGATGTTGGGGGTGCCGAATCCGTGCGCGGCATTGATGTTGCTGATCGCCACGCCGCCCAGCGACGCCAGTGCGGCTTGCGCGTTGGCGATGCTGTTGCTCGCGAACCCCCGGAAGCTGTCGAAGTTCCCGCTTACCAGGTCGAACTCGGTCACGGGATTGGGGGTGCTCATAGGCGGCGCTCCAGAATCATCGGGAACAGCTGCAGGCTGTCCAGTTCGAACGGCTCAACGGCCTCGATCTCGAAGCCCCAGTAGACCGACCGCAGACCCTTGCCAATGGGAATGCGGCTTTCGCGGGTTGCAGCGGCTGGCCGTGGTTCGATCGCGTACCAGTTTTCTTCCTTGTCGCCGGTGTCGCTGGTGGTGATCGTCTTCAGCACGATCCGGCCGCCCTGGTGGCCGATGTAGGCCGACGGCATGCGCTTTTGTTTGCCGGTGCCCAGGTTGGTGACCGCGATGCGCGCGCGCGCGCGGATCTGCGCACCATCGTCATCCGCGCCGCCCAGCGCATACAGCCCATCGTCGGCCGCGCCGAAGTACGTCCCGCCGATCCGCGCCATGCTGTTGAAGGGGAAGTTCGCGTAGGTGGAGAAAGCCCTGTTCGCGGTGTTGCACACGTAGCCCACGTATTCCTCGCCGCTCAGGCGAATCCGGCCGATCACGCGGAAGCCGTCGACCAGAGCCTCAATCAGCGCTGCGGCGCTCGCCACGCTGTCCCCCAGCGCCAAGCCATCCGCCACCAGCACTGTGAAGCCGGCCGAGTGGGTGACGGCCTCGCTCAGCAGCAGCGTATCCAGCGCCACCGCGGCGGCGTTCAGCCGCTCGGCCAGTGCGTCGCCCAGCGCCAGCTCGTCCTCAAGCACCACGGCATCACCGATGGCCGCAAGATCCGCGAACGCCAAGGCCGACGTGATGATGGCCAACGCCGCGGCGCGCGTCTCCACCACGTCGTTGAACATCAGGTAGTCGACCAGATCCTCAACGGCGCCGGCGGAGAAGGTCAGGCTCTCGCCCAGCGTGAAACCGTCGGTCAGCACCAGCCGGAAGCCGAAGCCCAGCACCTCGGCCAGCCGCAAGCCATCGGACGCCACCTGCCGCGCGGCGAGCAGGCTGCGGCCGACTTCGCCGAAGGTGAGCTGATCCGCGATGATCACGCCGATGGAGCTGGCCAGCGACTCGGAGAAGCGCAGCACATCCGTTGCCTGCACAACCTCATAGGCGCCGTAGCTCCAGACGTAGCCTGCGCTCTGGGTGGCGATCGCGTAGTTCACCAGCGGCGGCTGTTGCTCGCGCAGCACGCTCTTGACGGCAGGCAGCGTGCCCAGCACGTAGTCGCCTTCGGGCTCAATGATGAGCCCAGACACACCCGCCAGCGTGCCCTCCAGCGTGTCCATCCACCGCACGGTGCTGGTGCCAGTGAAGCCCAGGCCCTGCAGCGTACCGACCAGCATGCTGTACTCGGGCGTCGGCTCTGATTCGATTCCGCGGAACACCAGCGCGGACAGCGTGCCCAACACGTAGTCGCCGGCCGGCTCGATGACCAGCCCACCGAAGCGCAGCGCGCCCTCCAGGCTGTCGTCGTGCCGGGTCACGCTGGTGAGCGTGCCGCGCAGCTCGATGTGGCCGATGACGATATCCGTGCCGGCCTCAGCGTCGAGCAGGCGCCCGCGCAACTCCAGCCGGCCGCGCAGCTCATCGAAAGCAGTCAGGCCGGCCAGCGGCTCGAAGACGATCCCCGTCACGCCGGATCCTCCGTGCCGATCACATCGAAGCTGCTGTAGAGCGTGCCCACCACCATCAGGCGGCCAAGCTCGAGCGCGGGCCGTGTCAGCTGCGGCACGCCATTGATCAGCCAGGTGATGGCGCCCCGCCAGCGCTGCACGCGCCAGGACGCGCCCGGCGGTGCCGGCTGCGGGGCGGCCACGCGGGCGCCGTACTCGATCGGCGACCAGAAGCCGAAGCCGTTCACCACCTCGAACAGGAAGCCGTGGGCGATCTCGCTGGGCGAGGACGTGCGCAACAGATCGTCGCCGCGCACGCCGAATGGCGCCGGCGACAGCCCGCAGGCAATCCCGGCCGCCAGCTGCACCACGAACTGCGTGTAGACATTCCCGCTCAGCAGATCATCGCTGCGCGCGGCGGCATCCCACCCGAAGGTGGCCACCGGTCCGTACACAGGCGGCTGCGCCTGCACGCCCGCCACGGCCGGGCAGCTGTAGCAGGTGTAGTACGGCGAATCGCTGATTTCCACGCACGGCTGTGACACGGCTCACCTCACGGGCAGGAAATCGTGCGCGTAGCGCAGGACTGCGGGGCGCCAATCTCAATGGATCCACTCGGCACGCAAGGAGGAACCGAGATGGTGATGGGGCAGGGTGGGTTGGTGCCGCTGTTGGGCGGTGGCGGGTTCGGGTTGCCTGGGGATACTGCACCGCCACCGATTGGCCGGAACTTCGGCACGCAGTAGGCGCGCGCCGGCTGCGCAAGCACGCCCGGCTGAAACGGCGTCAGCAATGCGTACTGGGTGAGCTTGCGCAGCGCCATGATCAGCTACAACTTCCATTTTCCGGCGGTGCCTTGAGCTGCATGTCGCGCTGTCGCCACAGCTCGGCCTCGTCCAGCTTTGTGAGCACCATCGCGAGCTCACGGCTGTTCGCGGTCTTGGATTCATCACGTAGCAAGGCGCGAGCCTCGCGGATCATGCCCAATGCTTCGCAGTTCTTCATGCCTGCCCCCTTACTTGGCGATTGATCAGTTGAACACGTTGAACTGCGCGACCGACAGCCCGCGCGTCTCAGTGCCACCGTTGGTGATCGTGGTGTTGGGCATCAGCAGGTCAGCCCCCACCGTCGGGCCGACCGTGCCCTGCAGTCGGTAGGTAGTGGCATCGCCTGCGCCGCGGCCGTCGTCGGTGCCGGCGCACAGGCGGAAGAAGGTCGCAGGCAGGGTCGCCTCGCCATCGTTCGCGCCATCGAATGCGGCCACGCCCTGCCAGGTCTGGGTGGCGTCCTTCGACAGCACGCCGCCGGTGGGCGCATCGAACTCCAGCGGCTCGACACCCGCCTCTTCAGCAGGGTCATCTGCGGCGTACTGCACGAGCTGAGTGTGCTCGGTTGCCATGTCGAGCGCTTCATCAGCCGTCTCGGGCACAGCGCCATTGAACAGGTACAGATACAGGCCGTCCGGGGTGGCGTTCTCGGCTTCCAGCGCAGTGCGCAGGGCGGCGAGCATGGCGTTCTTGGCGGCGGTGGTGGTCAGGATGGTCATGGGTCAAGCTCCAGGGATTGGGGGAATGGTGTAGACGAACTGATCCAGCGTTTTGAGCACGCCGACCTGCAGCACCGCATTCACGAGCCGCATCTCGGCAGCCTGCGGCACGCTGCTGATGTCGCCGTCGATGCGCGGCGCGGTCACTGAGAAGCCGCCGCTGTCGGTGCGAGGGCCCACGATACGGAACCAGGTGGCCAGCCCGGTGGCGATAGGGTTGATGGCCCACACCTCGTCCTCGGGCTTGTAGACGAAGCTGTCGACGCGGAACCAGTTGATGCCGTTGGTGGTGTTGGACGTCGACCAGGCCGCGCCGTTGACTGTAAACCGGCCGAGCAGCACTCCGCCGGCGGCATCGTCTGCAAACTCCGGCCGGCCGCCGCTGCGGATCTCAATGCATCCACCGTTGAAGATGGACTCGAAGCTCGCCGGCCCGAGGATGCGCGATTTGAATCCGGTCGACACCTGAAGCATGGGGAACCTCAGCAGCAAATGATGTCGGCATCGCCGACGGGGACAACAAACTCTGTGGCGTCGCACTTGCGCACCAGGACAACGCTGGTAGGTGGAGTCGTTCCTGCAATGCACCCCAGTCCTGAAACCACGTTGTACCCTGCAGGAAGCCCGCCCTCGACCGGCGCCCACGATACTCCGCCAGGGATGCAGCCAGTAGACCCCTCAATGTCCAGCTGCGTCGGCGGATCGCCAATGCCATCGCATGGGTCCGGGGGCGGCGTGTCGCCGGAGCATCCGGGTTCCCGGCTGCCGATGAATCCGGCCCAGAAGCACGGCATCAGACCACCCTCGCGTACAGCGTGCGCGGCGCGGCGCCGGGCGTTCCGGTGAGCGTTGCAAGCTCAGATTGGTCGGCAAACGAGGCCACCATGAAACCCCCGAAGTTCTCAGGCCTGCCCGCGTGCGAGAAGGACGCCATGAGGTTCTGATGCAGGAAGTATGCGGCCGCGCCGCCCCCACAATCGTAAACCCATTGATTCACCGCCGGGTTGTCGGGGATCGGGGAATCGTCGCGACTGCGACGTAGTGTGCCTGCCGGCTGCCGACAGAGCGAGGCGCCGAACACCCACGCGCCGGCCCGGTCCTTGGCGAAACCGCCCTGCCAGTGCGCGCCAGTCAGCCGCTGGTTGACCCAGCCGATCGTCCACGGCCCTCCTTCCCACACCGTCCCGATAATCGGCCCGGGCAGCACACCGTAGTACGTGGTCAGCGCCGCATGCGGGTAGTCTTTCTGCGGGTTGGCGGCCTCTGAGTAGTGCACGCGCTCGCCGTTGACCCAGGCGGCGTACCGCCAGATCAGGGCCTCGGTCGGGGCGATGCCGCAGTACCCGGGCCACGCCGCGTTGGCATCCGCAGTGATCGCCGCTGCCAACGCGGCGGCCTCGTCAGGGTTGTCGAGCTCCAGCGCATACGCGCGCCGCTCCACAAAGGGGCTGAAATCGCTCGGCTCGACCGTTGCAACGCCGGGAGCACAGCCCGCTGCAGCATAGGCCATGTGCTCATCGTCGGCGAAGAAGACAGCCGGATGCGAAGCCATGAAGTCGTCGGCGCTCAGCGCGATCTCGGATGAATACCGCTGCACGTCCGGCAGCGCCGCGCGCGCCTGCGAGACAGTGATTGGGGCCGCGCCACGCACCAGCCCGCGGAAGTGCACGCCGCGGTCCCAGCCGACCCACCAGCGCGGGATCAGCGCGCTGGTGGTGTCGAATGCAAACTGGCGGAACGCGCTGGCAGTGACGTCATACACGGCCCGGGCGCTTCCGTCCTCGGCGTAGTAGGCGACGATCGGCCGGAAATGGATCGGCGCCGGGAACTGCGGGTCGGCGCTGGGCGTCTCGATCCACTTGCCGTAGTAGTCGGCCAGCACCGTCTCGAACCACCAGCCGCCTTCTTCGATGCGGCCGCCTGCGCCGGCGCCGTGCGGGAAAAGCGTCAGCTCGGCGGTCATGGACGATTCGCCGTGTTGGAACTCGAGCTCGAGAAACCAGGGCTCGCCGCCCTCGCAGTAGGCGTGCGAGGCATACGAAACCACGCCAGGGGTGCGCAGCAGCCCGCCAACGTCCGAATGGCCGGGGAACAGCCAGCGCTCTTCCCCGAACATGGCGGGCACAAAGCCCGGATCCTCCGCGGTCCAGCTTTCCCGCGCCTCGAACCATGCCGGGTCGAAGCTGCTGCGGATGCAGATGGCCTTGGTTCCGGACGCGTTGAACCGCCACAGGCAGTCGTACTTGAGCAGGTCCGGCACCTCGAACTGCTCGGTGGTCCCCACATCGATCAGCTGCCCGCCGCGCCAGTTGTTCACCCCGTTCAACTCAGTCCATGGGCCGTCGTCCTGCGCGTCTTCTTCGCCGAACTTCTTGCGGATCAGCGTGCGCGGGTGGCACCTCAGCGAGGCGATGCCGCCGTCGCGGTCAGCCAGCAGCGGATCATCGGGCACCATGTCGGCCCACCACACGCGCAGGTAGCGGGTCATGCCGTCGGCCACCTGATCGCTGCCCTGGTCATCCTCGTGGTGACAGATCGCGATCAGCCGATAGGTCGCGCTGTCGCCGGCGCCGATGCGGTGAATGCCCGCTCCCAGCACCAGCCCCATGTCCGGGGCGATCGCAATGGCGCGCCCGCGGGCAAAGATCTCGCCCCCCAGCACATTGCGCCGCGTCACGCCTGCAGGTGCTGCGGTGTAATCGGTGGCGATGCCGTACAGGAACTGATTGCTGAAGGCAGCCGGGTAGGATGCGCCGCCGGGCTCCGCGCTGACGGTGCTCTCAGCGATGAAAGGCGCTTGCACGTCGATCGCGGTGCGGTAGGTGTACGCCGGGTCCGTGCCCTCGCGCAGCATCGTGAATTTCACCGGCCAGGTTTCCCACAGCAGGTTTTCCGTCTCGAAGCCGCGCCACGACAGCGCCGGCACCTCGGCGTGCTGCGAGTGCCAGAAGCGGTTCCCACACTGAATCCACTGACCATCGTGCGAGAACAGCGCGACGGCGGTACCCTGTCGGTAGCCCAAGCTCATGGTCGATGCGCACGACTGGTGCTCGCCCAAGTCCCAACTGGTGCTGGACAGGTAGGCGGCATGTCGTGAGGACGCGGCCCAGGCGTCGAGCGCCTGTTCAGGGCTGATATCAAAGCGCAGTCCGACCACCTGCTCTACTGGCCAGCCGTTCGCATCGTTGTAGCCCGGCACCAGCGACTGCGCGAAGGTCACCAGGATTTCACCGCTGTACCAGAAGGCTGCCTCAGCCATGGTCAGCGTGCTGACGTAGCAGTTGGCTTCCTCGCTGGCACTGCCGTTCTTGCCGCCGCGGTCGTTGTAGGTGCGGTAGGTGATGGGGAAGGCCTCGACCATGTGGCCGCTCCACCCGGTCGCCCAAGCCATCTCGGCGCAGGCCTGCGAGATATCGAACACGCCACGGAACTGCGGGTAGATGCGATCGCGCCCCAGCCCCTCGCGGTAGGCGTTGATCCGCTCGAACGTCTCGCGCTTCCAGCTCACCAGCGCAGCGCGCGCATTGGCGTCGAGCCCGAGCGCCTGCGCCGTGTAGTCGGCGAACTCCAGCCGATAGGCCTGCCAGCCCGTGGGCTCAGGCCGCGCGGCACTGGTCGGCACGGGGCCGAACTGCGGGTGATAGTGCGGCGTGATCACGACGCCCGCGCGGCGCACGATCGGGTCGGGGTATCCGGCGTTCTGAGCCTGGCTGAGCAGCACCTGCCCAAGCAGGCCGGCCGGAGTCCAACGGGTCACGTCCAGCCCGGGCCGCAGGTTGCCAGGCGCGAACTCCTGCAGCTCCGCCGGCAGCATCGCGTCTTCGACGTAGTTGATCGGCAGGCCCCATCCGTTGGGCGAGGTGTCCGACGCGGGGTAGATGACGAAGCCCTCGGGGATCCACAGCTGCACGCCACGCAGCACCTGCTCGCCTTCCAGCCCGCTGACATCAATCTCCACAATCGGCAGCGACCCGGCAACGATCTGCACATGCACGCGCAGACCGCCGCGGCGGTACTCCTTGCCCAGCGTCTCAACGCCAGGGCTGAGCGTGCTCAGCAGCTCGCCCAGCAGCAACCGGCCGAGTTGCCGGTACTGCTGGGCAAGCGGGCGGTCACCCTTGAACCGCCAAACGATTTCGCCTTCGTAGCGCACGCATCACGCGCCGTCGTCGTCACCGGTGAGGGTGTAAGTCAGGCTCAGGGTTTCGTTGGTGTTCATCCCGGTCTTCGCTGCGCCGAACGGCACAGCGGCCAGCAGAATTCCGCTGGATGCGCTCTTCGTGCCCACGCTGATGACGCCCAGTCCGCGAATGGTCTGGTTGTCGGCGTTGATCGTGATCACCGCCGGCGCGGCCGAGTTGGTCAACGACTTCGTGCCGGCTACGGCAGTCCAGTTCGGCCGGGCGGACTCGGAGTAGTTGGTGAACTCGGTCTGCGTGCCGGCAAACGATGCGGCGGTCAGCGAGGCGGCCACGCTGGTGGTGCCGGAGTACGGCGCCAGATGCCACTGGCCGTCCTGCGTCACCGCCAGAATGCCGGCGCCGAGCAGGTAGTTGATGCCCTGGTCGACCACGAGGTTGGGCGCGATCAGCGCCGGGCCGCCGTTGACGCTCACCTCGGCATGCCCACCGATGAACAGGCCATTGCGCAGCCGCAGGCCGCCGGGTGCGCGCTCGTAGTGGTGGTTGCGCAGCGCGCGGTCGATGAAGGTGTGGTCGCGGATCAGGCGGTTGGTCAGGGCGTTCATGTGGTCACCATTTCTTGAGTGGGCAGGACTGGTTGGCGAGCGCGGTCTTGGCGGCGATCATGCAGCCGCAGCTGCCGCAGTGCGCCCAGGGCTTGAGTGGTGTCGCGGGTTTGAACTGGTCGCAGGGCTTCGAATCCTTGCCACCGCTGCAGATGGCCCGGCGACGATCAATGTCGCTTTGGGCGGCCTTGATCGCCATCAGATTTCCACTCCGTTCCGGAACACGCGGGCCGAGGCCGAATCCCGCAGGCCGAAGTTTGACCGGATCGGGTTCCGAGTGACAGTGATTGCTTGCCGAATACCGTCCACCTCGCGCAGCAGGCTTGCGCCCTGCTCGGCCGGATCCGCGACAAAGACGCGCTCCGAGAAGGGCGACACCGCGCCGCCGGGCGAGCCGATGCAGAACACTCCGTTGTCGGCCAGCCAGTACGCGACCGGCTGCGTCGTCTCCAGCCCGAAGTAGCTGCCCGGCGCAGTCATGCCCGTGCCGACGATCGCGCCGTGCGGGTAGGCGATTACGCGCTGCCAGGCCCGCGGGTCAGCGCCAGACTGCCAGTAGGTGCGCGCGCCAGCGGTGACGTACAGGCCGCTGCCCGCATCAGCGGAGCCCACAGCCAGCAGCAGGCTGGGTCGGCCGGCGTACTGCACCCAGTTCGCCGCGGCGCGCGTCAGACCGTAGTAGGGCGGTTGCGAGTACCAGAGCGCATGCCCGCTGAAGACGTACAGCCGGCCGTTGGCCGCAGCCATCATCTGGCCAGCGGGCATGGGCGTCAGGAACTGCGTTTCGAGCCGCCGACCCTCTGGGCCGTAGCCGATCACCACGCCAGTGGCGCCGGCGGGGATCTGCCCGCGCAGATACAGCTCTTCGCCGTTGGCGGACGACGCATACAGGTTGATGCGCGTGGTGTTGACCGCTGGCTGGGGGATGGCGTCGAGCTGGATGCCCTGCCCGTCCTGCAGGTCGAGCTCCACGGCCAGGCCGGCGCCGGACTCCTGCCCGCTGGCGTCCTGGTAGGTGATGCACACCTGATAGGTGCCTGCCGGCAGCCCACCCGCGGCGGATGGGCTCACCAGCGGCTGCCCGGCCGGCTGCTCGCACGCCACCGGCGCGGTGGTGCCGTCGGCGAACACGCGGCCGATGCGGGAGCCATCCGACCAGAACGCGACGCCGCCGATCTCGGCATAGCAGGGTGTGGCGTTCGGATCGATGCCGGTGACCACCACTGCAGTGCTGCCGTCTTCCTGCACCTGGTGCAGCTCGCTCCCGAAGGCGACTAGCCCCCAGCCCAGCCCATCCGCCGACCAGAGCCCGCGCGCGGCCGTAGCAGCGAGCAGCCGCGACCACCCCTGCCGCGTGCGGAGCTTGGCCGCGTTGTCGATGTCGACGTTTTCAGCCGTCCGCAGCTGCGACACGCGCGGGCCGCCCGCCTCACCGCCCAGCACCGCTGCCATCTCGCGGTCGACGTTGTTGAGGCCGGAGAACCCGGCGATCTGGATCAGCTCGTCGTCAGCAACCTTGGGCATGCTTTGCTCCTGTGCAGCCCCTCACGTACCGATCTGCGCGAACACCCAAAACCCGCGACAAGGCGTTTCGGTGCCGTAGGGCACCCCCCAAGCTCTTGGGTATGCGCTGGTGTGGGCCGCCCAACTGGGGTTCCACCGGTAGGAAAACCCGTTTCTGAACAGGATCTCATTGGTGGCGTTCTTGATGAACAGGTGCGCGAGGCGAGAACAGCCCGCGCCCGATTGGCATTGCGGGTCGACTGGGATGATCTCGAAGCGGTCGAACGTGAACCAGACCGTCGGCGTCCAGAAGAAATCCGGCTGTTGCCCAGGCGGGATGACCGGGTTGCCTTCCACCCAGAAGTACCCCTGCGTGTTCGGCTCTTCCCACCGCAGTTCCACAATCGGGTGCTCATTCGGGCCGAGGTTCCGCTCGGCAGGGCAGAAGCTGCCACCTCTCAGCGCTCGCACTTCGTAGCAGATTGCGCCCTTCGGCTTCTCGTCCACGATGCAATACCAGCCACCAGACGGGTCAGGCGGAATGGTGGGGTGAACGTGGTACTCGACGGAGTAGCCCGCCTGCTCAAGCGGCCAGGGGAGGTCAGAGAAACTGCCAGCCGCGGCGAGGAACAGTGCGAGCATGCTCATGCGTGGAACCTCAACCAAACGTAGCCGTCCCCACCATCGCCGCCTGCGCCGGATGAAAAGCCGTCACGCGCAGCGCCGCCACCGCCGCCACCTGACCCATAAATTCCATCACCGCCATCTCCGGCGCTCTCTGCTACTTTGGATGCGCCACCTGCACCGCCGACAGAGGCAATCGGAGGGGTGATTGAGTACGGCGCGGACGCGTTGTTGCCGTTTTTGCTGCTTGGGGAGCCGCCAGTCGCTGCGGCCGAGCTAAACATGCGGCTTGCACAGCTGCCACCTGAGTTCTCGGTCGTGTTGTTTGCCGCCAGCGACCCACCAGCCGCGCCACCCGAGGGCCCAACGTCGGGCACTGAAAGCTCCCCCGGGGTCGTGTTTACCGCGCCACCACCGTTGGTTGATTGGCTCCCCGGAACATCCGAGAAAATGTTTGGGCGCGTCAAAGAAGAGCCAGTTCCTCCGGAGCCTCCTGATGTAGCTCCACCCGACCCGCCAAGCCCCCCAGCACACACAATCGTTGCGGCGCTCAGCTCAAGCGACGAATCCCCGCCTGCACTGCCTGCGTTGCCATTTGTGCTGCCAGTCCCAACAGCTGCGCCGCCAGCTCCCCCCGCCCCAACAACCACATCGAAAGCTGTCGGGAAATCCTGCGTACGCCTGCGCCCGCCAATCAGGCGGCCACCGCCGCCGCCAGATCCTGCGCGAGCCGCGACTGTTGGGTCACTGACGCGCCCTGATCCGCCGCCGGCGCCGGCTGCGATCACCACAAAATCGCACCATGGATATGCCGCCGGATCAGGCCGGGCGATGCCGCTGTAGGTGCCTGGCGTGTCCCACTCCATGACGATCTCAGCAGGCAGCATGGATGGGTTGAGCACACCGTCCGCATTCAGGCGCGGCACTCCACCTGCATTGGCCGCACCGGCCGACACCTCGACAGTGGGCTCAGCGACCACCTGGTTGCTGCTGTTGAGCCCGAAGATAGTCGTTGCCATGCTTAGCCCCTCACGATGGGTTGTGCGATCTCGGTGCTGATCACGGTGGTGCCCACGGCGTCGCCCAACACCTGCAGGATGTGGCCGGCCGTAGCAGTGGCAGATGCCAACGCTACGACGCCGCCCGGCGTCGTGTGGCTAAGCGCGTATGTGGTGCCTGCGGTCAGGCCGCTGAGCTGCGTGTTCTGCCCCTCGAAATAGACCGTGGCGTTCGCCGGTGAGGTGACGTTCGCGAGCACGAAGCCGTTGGCGCGTCGCGCGGCCGATGCGGTGCTGGCGTCGGCCTTACGCACCTTGGTTGTGCCTGCATCGTTGTAGACGTTCACGAAATCGCCGGCGGTGAGGTTTTCGCTGGACTCGTACGTGCCAGTGTCAGCGCCGATACCGACCGGCATCATGCTGCTGTCGAACCGGCCAGTTGAGTCGAGGGCGGGGATTTTCCCTGCGTCGCCTGAGCCGGCGCTGGTAGTGATGGCTTCCACCTCAGTCCGAAGGTTTCCGACCAGCTGTAGGGTTTTCTGTGCCATGGGGTCAGCTCCGGTAGATGGGTGTTTCGATGTCGACCAGCAGGGTGGTGGCGCCCAGTGCGCGACCGATAGACAGCAGCCAGCCACTGCTCAGTGTGGCCTGGGTCAGCACCCCGTCGTTCCCGACGAATACAGGCCCTTCGACCCAGGTCCACGCGTCATTCTCGGTCACGCCAGCAGTGCGAATTCGGGCCGTTGCGCCGCTTGCTGCTGCCGTCTCGGCCACGCCTGCCACCTGGCCGGCATGGTCGGGGTTGCTGGTGCTTGGGTGGCTCAGCTCGCCGCTTACCAGCCGCACGGCGCGGCCAGCGTGGATGCTCGTGGCCGTTGGCAACACCAGGGTGGCGCCAGCAGCATCCTGCCCGGCTGGGCCGCGCGGGCCCACACCTGCAGCGATCCGGGTCGAGGTGTTCCGGTCCACGCGCACCACGGTCTGTCTGCCGCCGCGGACGGTCACCACAGTGCGGCGAACGGTGATGCTCATGTCAGGTCAGCCCGGGTTGCGCGCGGCAGCAGGTTGACCTTGCCTTGAATGCAGGGGATCACGTAATCGTCCTCGCCGCCGGTGCCGGGGATATACAGCTCGATGTCCCAGACCAGCTTGAGCTTGGCGTTGTTCGGCGACAGTGCGCTGACTTGCGAGCTCGGCACCAGAATGGTCAGCAGCCCAGCGACGGCGCCAGGCTGCACGAACATCGACGGTGTAGCGCCCTCGCTAGTCAGTTCAAACACCGGTGCGCCCAGTGCGGCCTTGCTCGTGCGCAACTGGGCCCGGGCTTTGTATCCGGTCAGGTCGAGCGCAACCCCGTCCTCATCGGCCAGCACAAAGGATTCCTCCCAGGTCGTGCCCAGCGGGACGTCTGTGCTGTACTCACCGAAGGTGCGGGCCATCAGTTGAACCTCGCGGCAGCGCCGCGGCGCGGCGAGAAGCCCCACAGCTGGATCTGCCGCCAGCTCGGCAAGTCGCCGAACTTGGCCGCGAAGCGCCCGGCCGATTCACCGGAGCGCCCCAAATCGCGCGTCTCCGCGTCCGCCTTGAGGTAGGCCAGATGCTCCGCCCAGTCGAGCAGATCCTCGTGCATGTGCGGCGGAATGGCTGGCTCGTCAGAGTCCGATTCCATGGCCTCAAACTCGGTCGGCAGCCGCCACACGGTCAGCACCAGGGTTTCCGGTGCGTCCTCGTCAGCGGGTGCCTGCGGCGTGGGCCACACGCGGATGTGCCCGTGCTGCTCGTCCAGCACCAGGTAGGTGTCGCGGCCGGTGTGCTCCGTGCCGCGCACCTGATAGTCCGGGTACTGCCGCTGGAGCTGCCGCATGGTGGTCAGCTCGCACAGGCGCCGCGCGACCAGCAGCGAGGCTGATCGCACGGCCAGCACTTGCGGATGCAGGGTGTAGAGCGACTGACCTTCGATCAGCTCGATCCGCGTCAGCTCCGGGTCGGCGGACTCCTGCAGCAGGCGCGCACGAATGCACGCCTGCTGCACGGCCTCCGACAGGAAGCCGTTGAGCTCGGCATCGCTCCAGAGCGGCGGGACGTTCTGGTCGGCCAGCCGGTTGCGGAGCCTGTCGCGAAGTGTGCGGCGTTCCATGGCTTACTCGGCGCGGCCGCGCAGGGTGGCGGTCAGGTTCTTGGTCAGGCTCTCGCGCGGGTCTTCGCGCTCGCCCTCGAGCTGGATCAGCTGGCGGATCTGCTCGTCGCTGTAGCTCTTGCTCATGGCCAGGATCTTGTTCACGCCAAGCGCAAGCACTGCGGTCGGATCCCAAGCGTCGCTGGCGTCGTCGGCGGACGGGGGCAACGGCACCTGCGGGTGCGCGTTTGGCGGGTCGAACAGCCTGGCAGGCACAGTGGACGGTGGCAGTGGCACCTGCGGCGAAAGTGGCGGCGGAGTTGGCACGCGGATGGTGTCATCGGGATGCACCGGCCGGAAGGACTCCGGAATGCTGATCAGGCGCTCGTAATGGGCCTCGATGTCGATCTCGGCGGAGTGCCGGCCATCAGACATCGCGCCAGGCTTGAAGTGGTAGCGGCCTTTGGGCCAGCGACTGCAGGCGTCGAACGGAACCACGGTGCCGCCTTCGCGGCGGAGCAGGCATTCGACAAGACGCGGTTTGAAGGTGCTCATGTGGGTGTCTCCATATGACACGCCCGGCACGAAGCCGGGCGTGTGGGTCACGGGTGGCTTCTGGCGGTCGCCTTAGCCGTCGATCGAAGTGTCGTAGGCGCGCACCACCAGATCGGCGACGATCGTGCCGGTGACTGGAACGGTGGCGACGTTGTTGGTGAACACGGCATAGATCGGCGTGTCCACCTCGCGGCTGCCGATGTTGCCCGGCACCAGGATGTTGGCGACGGTCAGCGTTCGGGCGGTTTCAGCGGCGGCGGCGGCGGCGAGCGAGGCCGCGGCCCCGGTCACGCCAACGCTGTAATCACCGGTCGGCGAGCCTGCCGAGTCCAGCGCCGGAATCGCAATGCGGCTCAGGTGCTCGACCAGCTTGCAGCCGGCCGGGACGATGCCGATCAGGATTCGGTCGGTGGCCACGATCGCCGCGGGGCGATACGAGGCCGTGGCGAAGTTGAAGCGGGACGGAATCAGCGTGAGCTGCCCAGCCTCACGCGGCACCGCCTGCGGGCCGACCAGCGTCGCGGGGTTGTAGAAGTCAGTCATGGGGGTGTCCTCGTGCGTGTGCGGAGAGAGCCGCCGGCGGGCCGGCGGCTCAATGGATCAGCCGTTCGGGTCCGCGGCGGCCGTGTCCGCGACAAGCATACCGAAGCGCTTGTTCTCGAACTGGGTCGCCTTGACACCCTTGATGCAGGACGACGACATCACAACCTCGTTGTCGTGGTCCTTCATCTCTTCGTGCCACTTCATGCGCAGGTCGTTGCCCGGCGAGCCGTACGCCTTGGTAAGCGCCTGGCGGCCCATGAAGATCGAGCGCGCAGCATCGACGTTGCTGCCGGCGCCGTAGTCGCTGAAGCGGATCACCGTCTCGTGCACATGGATCACGGTGTTGTTGTACATGCCAACGCCGCCTTTGAAGATCGGACCCTTGCGCCCTTCGGCACCCGCGGCCGCCTTCTGGATATCCAGCCACTGGCCGGTCGAGGTGTTGGTGCGCAGGTCGTATTCCTGAAACGGGTGGATCAGGAACACGAAGTGATCGCCGCCATCGATGCGGATCGGCTTGATACGCGACTCGTCGGTGCTGCCACCGCCACGCGTCTTGGCTGCCGTCTGCAGCTTGTCGATCAGCAGCAGGGTCATCTTGTCGGTAGACGCCAGCGAGGCCTTGCTGGTCGCGGCGCCGCCATACAGCGTGTGCGCGGCGTCCGGCGCCTGGAACACCTGCGTGTCCGGAATACCGGTGTAGTCGAGGCCTTCGATGAAATCCTCGTTGATGCCACGCGCACCGGCTGCTGTCATTGAGTGCAGCTCGTCGTTCCAGCGGCCCCACCACTCGGACATGCGGGCGCGGGCAACCTGGCGCAGGTCGTGCAGCACGCGCTTACGGCTCATCCGGCCGCCGGCCGAAGCGCCGAAACGCACCTGATTGATCAGCAGCGAGTCCTGAGCGAAGCGCAGGGCTTCCTCTTTGCCGTCGAGCCGGTCATCGCCGTAGGTGGCACGGCCGCGGAGCTGCTTGCTCAGGTCGAAGCGGATGGTGTCGCCCGCCTCGCTGGCCAGATCGGTCAGCACCTGAATGGGGGTATTGGGGGTCTGCCCGGCACCCTCGAAGCGCGAGCCGAAGTAGCTTTCGCGCACCTGGTCGACGTAGAGAGTGGCAGAGAAACGCTTGACAGCCTGCGGGCTGTTGACGCCATGTGTAGTCGTGGCCATGAATGGACTCCTTGAGGGAACAGGGGTCGGCACTCATGCGCCAGATTGATTGGCACCGCGCGCTCATGCGCACGGAGTGGCACCAGCTTACCCGAAATTGAGCGCGGGTACAGCCAGCTGTGTGGGTTTTGCCGCAGTCGCCATCTGCTTGGGGGCAGATGGCGCTGCAGGCTTGGCGATCTCTGCGCCAGCATCTTCGGCTCGAATGACCCGAACATCGTCGGGGCTGTCGATCTTCAGGCGCGCGCGGGCGCCCGACTTTGCCTCCACGGTGATGACTGCCGCGCCGATCTGGATGGAGTCACCCGGCCGAAGATCCTGATACATCGCCATGTCGGTCTACTCAGTTCCGGCCAGCACGCGGGTGGTCGCGGAGTCCGCCTTCGGCATCGGCGAGGTATTCCTCCAGCTCCTTGTCGTTCATCCGCGCAATGCGGTGCTCCAGCTCTTCCACCGGCAGGTTGTCGAGCTCGGCCGTTTTGCCCGTCGACAGCGCCGCAGCGGCCGGCATGTCGGCCAGCGTCGGGCTGGGCCGGCCTTCGGGCGCGCGCGCCGCTGTTGCCTTGGCGATGGCTTCGGCTTTGTTCGCGGCTGATGGCAGCGCCACGCCGATCTGCTGGAACACCTGCTCGCGCGCCTGCGCCAGCGCATCGGTGTAGGTCCGCCCCTGCCGTACCAGATCGATCGTGATCGCGTCGAATCCGGGCTTGAGCGCAGGCGATGCCAGCCGCTCGTTGATTGCAGCCTCGGCGCCCGAGAAGAACTCGGTGTAGGCGCCCGCGAACGCAGCCTGAGCCTGGGCCTGCGACTGTTGCGCCTGCTCCTGCTCGCGTGCGGCGCGGTCCTGCTCGAACCGCTGCACGATCTTGGCCTCGCGGATATCGTCGCGCTGCTCCATATACTCCGCTAGCTCCAAACCGCCGCCTTCGTAGCGCTCTTTCAGCGCTTCCAGTTCGGCCGCGAAGTCGCGGGGCTTGGCTTCGGGCTGTGCGGGCTGTGCGGGCTCTGCTGCTGCTGGCTGGGCCTGCGTGCGCAAGGCCTGCGCTGCTTCCGTCAGCGCGTGCGCTGCCTCGCGCAGCTCGCTTACGCTGTCATCGCGGTCGACCACCGCCGCAGCAGCTGCTGGGGGCACGTCCTCCGCCTTGGCCGCGGCAGGCGCTGCTGCCTGCGCTGGCGTCGCGTTGCCTTGGTCATCATCGCCCTCGATTGCGGCGCGCTCGGCGTCGCTCAAGTCGTCGTGGTCCAGTCGGTCATCGCGGCTGGTGTCATTCTCGGGTTCGGTGCTCATACGGCCTCACTGCTGGAAGGTGGGTTGCGGTTGAATCTGCGGCGGCTCATAGAGCCTATCCGCTGCGGGCACCAGCGGCACGGCCGCGGCTGCCAGTCCTGCCAAGTCGAGAGCCTTGCCACGGCCCTCAACACGCTTCTGGGCGGCCTGCGCCCGTAGATTCTCGGCCGCAGCGCGCTCCTTGTCCGTCTTGGCTGCCAGCAGCGCATCCTGCGCTTGCTGCGCCTGCTGCGCGGCCTGCTGCTGCGCTGTCCGCTCGGCCGCTGCGTTCGGATCTTCGGGCGGCGCATCGGTGCCATTCATGGCCCGAATGCGGCGGATGAACTCGGCCTTGTTGGGGATGTCGCTCAGCTCGATCGGCAGGTCCATCAGCATGATGGCCATCTCCGGCGGCAGGCGGCCGATCATCTCGAACAGCTGCTCAGCCATCGCCATGCGCTGCGTTTCTCGGTAGTCCTGCTGGTCGACCACGAAATCCGCGATGCCGCGGGTGACGTCGTTGCGGAACCACACCTGCCCCGTCTCCGCGTCGAACACGGGCTCGTTGAGCATCAGGAACTCGGCGCCACCGGTGGGCCCAAGGATGCGGATCTGCTTCGGCATGGACACAAACTGCTCCATGATGCTGACCACTTTCTGTCCAGACAGCTGGATCGCGAGGCGGTAGTTGTCGAACACCTCAGCGGTCACCACCGCGCCCTGCTGCTGCTTTGCCAGGATGGCCCGGCCGCTGGTGGCGCCGCTCTCCTGCCCCAGGTTGTCCCGCGTGACGCCCGACGTCTCCAGAATCTGGGTCTTGCTCTGCTCCGCCAGCTCCAGATGGCCCTTGGCCACATCAGCCATGGTCTTGATTTCGATCTTCGCGAGGCCGCCAGAAGCCAGCCGCACCTGCCCATTGGGCATGGTGGCCTGCTCCAGCATCTCGTCCTCATCGTCCTCGTGGAATGCGCTGTCCTCGTACAGCACTTGATGCGTCGACATCGCAAACAGCGCCTTGCCGCGGCGCTTGTTGTAGTCCTCTTGCGGGTCGCGGACCATGCGGATCAGGCCATACGGCATGCCGTCGCGCTCGCGGCGGTAGCACCAGATCGGCGTGAACGGGAACTGGTTGTGCCTGTACGTGCTGGGCCGCGACTGCAGCAGCACGCCCGGAATCCAGAACGCGCACCACATGGTGTCCGTCAGCGAGTCGACCAGGCTGATCACACCACGGTCCTTGGCACGCTGGATCTCGTCGGGCAGCGGCTCGGCCGGGTCGAAGGCGGCGCCGTTGAGGTCCGAGAAGTCCTCAATCAGCGCGCGCACGCGGCGCTGCACCTTCGGCCGCTTGAACCACGTCTCATGCACGCGCACCCGCGTCCGCCAGCGGTTGCTGTTGCCAGTCACGCCTAGGAAGCGGCGCCGCGGGTCATCGCGGCGGTCGGCCGTCATGAAGATGCCCGGCAGATCCCACTCGTCTACCTTGTCTTCTTCGGCCTCCGCGAACTGCACAGCCGCCGCGCGGAGCGCATCCGCGTGCTGCGGCCACATGGCGATCGCGTAGTCGAGGTCGAGGTACTTGTTCCGGTCGATCCACCGGCAATCGCGCATGTCCGGGTCGCGTGAGAACGGGTCCCACCACATTTCCTGCCAGCGCTGATGCCGGATGCCCACCTCTTCCTCCAGCGCATCCGTGCGCAGGAACTCTTCAGTCCAGCCCACGCCCACGCGCACGCTGTCCTTGAACGCCGCGCTGCGCTTCCAGCCGGCCGAGTTGGCATCGCTCACGTACTTCAGCAGGCTGGTCTTGGCGCCGGCGGCTTCCACGTCCTCGCTGCCGCGGGGAAGCACCTTCCAATCGATCCTGGTCCGGCGCTCGGTGCCCACCACCCACTGGATCGTCGGGTGCACGATGTTGTAGACCAGAGGCGCCTGGTTGCGTTCTTCGAGCTCAGCGCGTGTTTCCGGGTCGAACTGGTCGCCGTCGTAGAAATCGCTGTCGATGAACTGCTCGCGGCGGTTGTCCGCGTGCATGTCGCGGCCCTCGCTCCAGTAGTCCGTGACCAGCCGCAGGATATCGCGGGCCTCTTCCTCGGCTTTGCGCGAGGGCGTGGCCTCACCGGCCAGCGATTCGACCCGCACACCGCTTTTCGGGTTGTACCGGCTGTCTGGGTCAAACGCTGAGTCGGTGCGGACGTTATCCATTGGCATCAGGCCCATAGCTGTGCGTCACGGTCAGGCCATCTTCCTCGCACGCATCCAGCCACTGGCGCGCCGTCATGCGCGGGTCGGGCGGGGTACGCACTAGGTCTTCCGCGAACTCGAACAGGCAGTCCAGCACGCGGTGCGCATCGTCCTTGGTGGCGAATCCGTAGATCTGGTTGGCGATTTTCATCGCTGCAGACACTGCCTGATCGCCCTCGCGGATGATCCACAGCGATTCAAGCGGGAACCATACGTGCGAGGTGGCTGGGTCGCGTCGGCGGGCCAGCAGCATGGCCGGCCGCGCACCCATGCCGAAATCCTTGTAGGCCCGGAACAGCAGCAGATCGCCCTTGCTCCCGATCGCCTTGGCTTGGCTGAGGTCCAGCTTCAACGCGGCCAGTGTGGGCATCACCTCGGCGTCGAGCACCGCCTGCGCCTCTTGCCCAGGTCGGGCGGCCGCGGCGGACGCGCTGGCGAGGTGTGAACCTGGAACGAAGATCGTGCTCATGCGGATTTCCAGCTGCCTTTTTTGGTGGCGCGGCGCCGTGGGCGGCCCTCGCGTGCTTCGTTGGTGACCGTCGCCCGATGCCGATGGCGGGGGAAGTATCCCTCACCGAACTGCCTGAACGCATCTGCATAGTTGGAGAAACGGTCGTGCTCGGGCTCGTCGGTCCACGATTCGGTGCGTTGGTTCCACTTCTTGCGGTAGGCATCGAGCGCTGCGATGCCGTCAGCGCAGCCCTGGCGATCCATCCACACATGCGGGAACGCCACTCGTGTTTGCTGGATGCCTAGGGTCACACTTGGCGTCCGTGGAAGCACCTCGAACCGATGCCCAGGCAGTGCCTCTTGAAGCACCATCTTTGCCGTCTTGCCTGTGTGTAGGCTTCGGTTGTCTGCGTCGTGTGGCAGATAGTGCGTGCCGTAGACGATGCCGTGCTCTTTGGCCACTGCCTGCAGGAAGTTCACGTAGTGCTGCAGCGTCTCTCCGCTGTTCTCGTATGCCAGCGGGAACCGATGCGCCAGGGCGGCGAACTGATGAAACCAGATTGATGTCGCATCGTTCATGCCCAGATCCCAGAAGGTGTTCACCGGCACGTCCACCAGCCAAGGCACGCGCGTGATTCGGTCCTCCTGGCGCACCTTCGCCATCTGGTTGGCGTAGTAGGCGCCCTTGACCGCGTTGCCGCGCCACAGGCCCAGCAGCAGCGCCTCGCGCACCTCAGGCGGTCGGTCGAGCAGGTTCTCGCGGTAGCCCGTACCGCGCAGGTGTTTGTTGTCGACCAGCTTGGCTGGAATGAAGGTGATTGCGGTGACCGCCGGCCGCTCGACGTACTCCCCGGCCGCCTCGTCCCAGAACTCGCGATTAATTGTGCGGGTCTGTCGGGTCGGCCCGCCCTGTTCGTCGATGCCGAAGCGCTCCATGACCCACTTCTGACCGGGCCCGTCCGGGTTGGTGGTGCCCCTGATCACCTGCGGCAGCCGCGGGTCGGTGGTACGAATGCGCGTGATCAGGTATTCCCAGCAAAGATCAGTCGACCAGAGCGTCAGCTCATCGAAGCCGACCCAGTTGTATGCGCGGCCGCGGTGCTTGTACCGGTCGGTGTCGTGCTGAAGGTGGCTCAGAAACACCTTGCCGCCGCCTGGCAGCGTCCAACAGCTCTTTTGCTCGTTGTACTTCGCCCCGGGCATCGCTGCCGGGTACAGCTCATGGCTGCGGTCGATCAGGTCGGCCAGTTCGGGCGACGTGCGCCGGAAGATGATGGCGCGCCACTTTGGGTTTTGCGGGCCGCCGTACGGGATGCCCAATGCATCGATCAGCAGCGCGTCTGACTTGCCGCCGCCAGCCGCGCCGCCGTACAGCACCTCGAAGTCTGAGCACGCCAGGAATTCGGCTTGCTTTGGCAGCGGCTGCCAGATGATGGGTGGTGCCGCTGGTTTAGTCGTCTCCGTCATCGACTTCGACATGCGCCTTCACTTCCTGCGGGATGTCGTTCGGCGCCACCTTTGCCGGCACCACGATGAATCCGACCGGCCCCTCACCAGCCCCGGCCACCTCCAGCTGCTGCTTGAACATCCCGATCTGCTTGCCCATCAGCTCCAGCGCGTTGACCTTGCTCATGAGCTTGATCCTGATCCCGTGCGCGCCTTCACTGACTTCCACGATCCCGCGCCGCTTGGCCTTGTCCAGCTTCGCCGAATCCTTGAGCCGAACGCCCTTCTTGTCCCACTCCACGAAGTCCGTGATGTCGGCGAAGCCGCCCAGTGCCAGCTCGTCCATGATCCGCTCGACCGTCACCTCAGCGCGTGCCGCGCCCGCCATCGTAATCCGCTTGATCTCAGCCTGGACCGCAGGCTCCGTCAGCAGCTTCGACGCCCGCGACTCGGCGTTGCTCTCCACATACCCGGCCGCGATCGCCGCAGCCTTGCCCTGCCCGCCATTGGCCGCATAGGCGGCGGCGAACGCGGCTTGCTTCAGATTCAGCCCGTTTTGGAGCCGACTGCTGTTGCGCAGCTTCTGATGCGGATTGGGTCGCCCACCTCGTGCCACGGTCTACTCCTTGGCTTTGCAGTCCATCACGGTCCCGCATGTCGCGCCCGCAGTTTCTGCGCGCTCAATGCACGCAAAGCACGCCTGCCGCTTCACCTCGCAGCGCTCCGCCAGCTCAATCAGGGGGTTGGTGACCTGCTCCTGTTGCTGGTCCCAGCACTCGCCGGCATCAGGGTTGCTGCATGTCCACTTCGCCACCGCGGCAGCGTCATCGCAAGGCTTCTTGCACGCGTCCTCGCACACGATCGGCGTCGGCGGCTTGTCTTCGACCACCGTCTGGATCGTCTCGCACCCGGCCAGCAGCATCGCCAACAGCCCCACGATCAGCCTACTCATGGCCATGCCCCAGCATCTCGTTGGTAGCGTCGAGCCGATCCTGCCCAGGCCCGCACGTCGGCACGGGCAACGGCCGGTCACGCCAGCGCGTCACCCGCTCCTGCGCTCTTTCGGCTACCGCATCCAGCCGCGCGAAGGTCGCCTCCGTGTCCCGCGCACCCTGCTGCACCAGCCACTCCAGCATGCCCGCGCGCGCGCCGTAAGCCTCGGCCTGTGCCTTGGCCGCAGCCAGTTCGCACGCTGCCTTGTGCCGCCCACTCTCGCCCAGCTTGTCGATCGCGAACCATCCATTGGCTGCGACCGACCCGGCTAGCAGCGCGTACGTGATCAGTGCGCGGGTGATCATGCTGGTGTTTCCGGCGACGAGAATGAAGACCAATCCGGCCGTGGCGTGCCTGCCAGATCAGCAGCAGCATCCGCCTCAGTCAGCACGCCGATTGCAAGCTGATCTCGCAGCCGGAACCCGACCAGCGGCCAGACCTGCCGAATGGCGTCTGCGCGTGCATCGCGTCGGCCGTGTTCTTTATCGAAGTTGGTTCGATCGACCGGGCCGTAGTTGATCCCGATCACCTTGCACCCATTGCGCAGCACGAGGACGCAGAACGTCACATCGTCCATCGCGTGCCACTTCGGGAGAGCAAGGGCGGCTCCCAGCCCAGAGCACCCATGCACGCCGTGAAAAGCTGAGAAGTAGTGCTCGCCCACGATCTCGGCCTCAACATCAGCCGGCGTCACCCGCGATGCAGTCAGGCTCTTGGCCTGGATCTCGTCTTCGATGCTCACTCGCCTTCCTCTTCGTCTTCCAACTCCGGCAGCGGCACGCGCTGACACCCAGGCCCAACGCAGCCGGCCCCATCGTTGTTCCCTGTCCACGGCCCTGGCGCGTTCTGCCGGCCGTTGCCAATCTGTCCGGCTCCGATCACGCCACCGGTGTTGACGGTGCCCGTGTTGATCGGCCCGCTGTGGCCAACCTGCGAGCCGTCGCGCACGTTGTCGTGTCCGGCCTGGTCGCCGATGTTCATGGATCCGAGCGACATCGGTCCACCCGACGTGTAGGTCTGCGTCGGCGCCAGCCCAGGCAGCGCGCCTGCGTACGCCTCGCCCAGCCGTCCGCCAGACTCGACCGCGGCTGCCGCCAGCCCGAACGACGCCAACCCGGTCGCCGTTCGCCCTCGCTCCTGCTCGATCGACAGATCACGCATGTGCTCAGACCGCGTGGTAGCGCCGTATTCGCGGATTCCATCGCGCAGGCCCATCCCGAAGATGTCGAGCAACCGCCACGCCGGGTGCTCCTGCTGTACGTGCACCGGCACGGCCGAGCCGCCACCACTGACCCCCATGCCCAGCATCGTCATCGCCGCGAAGGCCTTGGTGTTCTCCACGCACCGCGCATCGGTTCCGCACGCGGTCGCGTCCGCCAGCTTCTGCATGGCCGTTGACACCTGCGTCTGCTGGTGCACGAACGCATCCGTGGACGCCTTGTGGTTTTCGTTGAGCTTCGTCGTCGCACACCCTGCCAGCGCCAGTACCGCCACCAGCATCACACCCACCACTCCGATCCGCTTCATGTCTCGCTCCCGTCGCTGTTGTTGGTGTTTCCGACTTCTGCTGCAGCAGGCGCCGGCTGATCGCTCAGCGCCGCCACAATGGCAGAGATGACCGCTGCCAGCTGTTCGGGCGGCGGCGTGATGATGATGATAGTGGGACGGCTCATTGCTCTGGTTCCTTTGGCTTGAGGTGTGGGGCCTGCATGTAGATGGCGCTGAGATAGTCATTCAAGGTCTGCACATCGTCGCGTAGATCGCTGATTTCTTTGTCCTGGCGAGCCACATCTTTGGCGCGTTCACTGGCGGTCACGACAGACACCACGCAGACCACGAGCAATGCAGTCAAGCACAGCCAGACGCCTACGCCGCCGGCGTTGACGTTGACGGTCGTGGTGTTGTTCCCGCCGCGCAGGGCGCGCAACAGTAGGCTGTCCTCGCGATCATCCATTCGATCTCGCCTTTGCTCGTGTGTTCGGCCCCTCGTAGCCAACATCCGTGAGCCCTTCCCGATCAGCAAGCACCGCCAACTGTCGCTTGATCGGCTCCAGATCCTGCTCGATCTCCTTGAACCGTTTGTCAAGGTAGTCGCGCAGTTCGCGCATTGCGGTCACCAGCTCCGGAGTCTTGACGCTGGTGTCTTCCTGTCGCTGCACGCGCTTGTCGAGCTCGTGCAGTCGTCGCTGCAGGACCAGCACCCATCCGACGATGGTGCCGATGATCGCGACGAGCCCTGATGTCAATGAGATGAACGCGGTCACTTCCATGCCGATCTCTCCTTGGCGCCCCTTGCCTCACCCCGCCCCATCACTCAACGCCCTGCCGGCGCTGCCACCAGCGATAGGCTAGCAGGCCTACGGCGGCGGCCACTGTGAGCGTCAGCGCCCATCCGCCGATCATGGACATCAGCGGCAGCGCTTCGCTCAACAGGTCCGATTGCTCGGCGACTTCAGCCGCTTCACTCGACCCGGCGACACGGCTGGCCATCTCGGCGCCGGCGCCGGCCAGCGCGACCGCGCCACCAACATTCACCGGGTCGCGGCTCGCGGGCTTCGCCTTCGCTGGCACCACACCAGCCAGGCGCAGGCCTTCGTCAATGACTGCGCCGCTGTACGGCTGCTGGCCGTTCTCGTGGGTGATGATCGCCACCACCAGCTCGCGCATGACGTCGTACTCGTGGACGCTGATCGCCTCATCCGGCGCCACGCCGATCTTCCGCGCCACTGCCTGGATGTAGGCTTCGGTGTTGTTCTCGACCGGCGGTGCCCAGCGGTCAATGATCTCGCGCACGCTGGCCAGCTCGTGCTTGTCCTGGTACGTGATCAGCGTACGGCAGATTGCCCGGATGCCCCATTTCGCGTGCTCGAACTGTTCGAAGCGTGGGTCGGTCAGCTGGTCGGCCGGAACTTGACCCTGCCACGGCGTGCGTTTCGGCTTGGTTCGATCGATATTGCCCGGGTTGTTGTTGCGGATGCCACGGGGCTGGCTCTTGCTCATGGGATGCTCCAAAGAAAAAGCCCCGCGGGGTTAGCGCGGGGCTCAGGGCAGGGAACGGACAGGATGGGGAATTTAGGGGGTAAAAACCCCCATTTGTCAACTCACCTTGCGGGCGTTGTGATGTGCGGCAGCAGCCGGGCCGCGTCGTGCACAGCTCGGCGGATCATGTCGGCGTCTGTCACGCCGTAGCCCGAGGCGCGCAGCACGGAAAGCCGGACCAGATCCTCAGCGGTGAACACCACCTCGATGCGCTTCGCGCCACCGTCGATTCGCTTCGCGCGGGCGGCGAGCGTCACGGCTGATGCCTTGCGGATCGTGCGTTTCCTGCTCATGCCGCGCCGCCCTTGGTGCGGACGTGGACGTAATCAGCAAGGGCGTTGATCACGTCGAGTAACGGCCCGGCAGGGCACGAACTCGCCGCGGTGCATTCGAGCGTCGCGTTTGCCAAAGCATCCGCTGCGACTTCCATGCGCTGCAGCTGCAGGTGTTCCTCGCCGGGCTTTGCCGGGCTCGGCGTTGTGGGCAGAGCTGCGATCTGTGCTGAAAGGCTCATGGGGTCACTCCGAAGAATTGGCCAACGCGCCGCCAGAATGACGGGCGCGGCTCGGGCTGTTGGGGTTGGCTGTAGCAGGCCGCCAGCGCGCCTTGCGCGTCAGCGCACTGGCGGCAGGCCTCTGCCAGCCGCAGATAAAGCGGGTAGCCAGTGCGGGCGTGGCCTTTCGCCCACTGTATCTGCGCGGCGCGGTTCGCGGCGGCGCGCTGGGCCGCCATTGTGGCGCGGGCGGTGTCATCCATGGGTCTGGTGCTCCATTGGCCGCATCTGGTACTCGACCACTTCAATCGCACCTGCCAGCACTTCGGCGTCTACCGCATCCTGCTCTTCGTCCGGCGACAGCGTGCGCAGCCCGTCCATGATCAGCAGCATCAGGCTCTGGTCGCTGGTTTCCAGCCGTAGCTCGCGACGGGCCGTGGCGATGAATCCCTTCAGTGCTTCGGCGAAGGTAAGCGCGCGACGTTTGGCCTGCCGCGCTTCTTTCCGCGCTGCAAACTCAGCATCTTTTCCCCGGCGCTGCGCCTTGCGCGCATCTTCGTATGCGACTTGCGCCTCAAGCCGGCTGTAATCGTCGGTGCTCATGCTCGCGAATCCTTCATGCCGGGGTGCCCCATCGCACGCAGCGCGCGGTTCACGATGTTCGCGTCTCGCGGCTGATAGCCGGCTGAAACCGCTTCCTCGAAGGCCTCCATGCCTTCGGCCGACAGGTGCTTGTCGCGCACTGTCGCCACCTGCCGGATGCCCGCGCGGTCTTTGTAGGTGTAGGTCACGGGCTTGCCGCCGACCGTTTCAGCAGCGAGGCGGAAGCCGTCGCCGTCTTTGTAGACTGCCACCTGCTTGCCGCCCAGTGCGCAGCCGCCGAGGAACTTCACAAACTCGCTCATGACACCACTCCTGCGGAGCAAGTAGCGCAGCGGCAGCTGGCCTCGCCCAGATGGACTCGGAGAAGCGCAGCGGCATCTTCAGCGCTTTGCGTAGTTGGGTGAACCTCGCGGGAATAGAGCGGCCCGCTGTAGGCGCCTACGTACCTCAGCTCGACGGTGCGCCCACCGTTGCCATTGTTGGCGTAGGCATTCCAGTCATGGACGTGTGCCGTCAGCTTTTCTTCTGATGCCGCCAGCAGTTCCAACAACTTAGTGATCATTTTGCGTCTCCAACCCGGCCCCTTGCCGGCTTGAGAGCATCATCCCACGTCAAACCGGATTGCGCAATCCGGTTTGCTCTGCCGTCGACAATTGTTTACGCCCCGACGGTCTTTGCCAGCACCCGCTCACCCTCGCGCTGGTGCTGCTCGATGTAGCGCACTAGCCACGCATGGGCATCAGCGCAGCTGCGCGCCCAGGTGCTTTCACTGCGCACGCCTGCGGCCCGGCGCCGCTTGCTCTCCGTCCACCGCCTGAGCCCTGTGCCGTCGCAATGCCGGCAGGGCTGCGGCACGCGTACGAGCGCGCCGGCGGCTGGCAGGCTACGGCCTTCTCCTACGCACGCGCGGCACACGCGCTCGGGGCTCGTTGTCTCGGCTACCGCGGCGCGCACGATGCCGGCCTGGTGCAGCAGCCTGCGCGTCCAGTGCGGTTCCTTCTGACGGCGCTGCTGCAGCTCTGTCAGCAGGTGCAGGTGGTAGACGGAGCTCTCCGACTCGTGCACCAGGTCAGGCAGGTGCCGCAGCAGCAGGGCCGTGCACAGCACGCGCGGCCGCATCGACTCCAGCGCTGCGCGCACCTGCATGGCATCCGTGCGGAGCGGGCTGGTGCTGCTGGCGCCTTCGAGCAAGCGCGCGGGGTCGAGGCTCTGCGGGCTGAGCATGCACAGCATCCGCTCGGCGGCGCTCATGGCTGCACATCCTGAGGGGCGCGCGCTGGCTTCTCCCGCTTCTTTCTGGCCGCAAACTCGAAGCTCTTCGACGTCTGCGCCAGGCCGTTCACCACGTCCTCGGGAAGGATCGCGCGTGTGCAGTGCGGGCAGAGCGGCGCCATCGTGGTGCTGCGCCAATACTCATCCATTCGCTTTGCCGCCCGGCTGCGCAGGGCGAATGCCTCGGCCTCGGCAAGCTCCTGCCTGCGCCTTTCGATGCTGCCCTGGGCGGCTGAGAAGTGCCCGACGATCTGAACGAAGGCGTCGAACGCCTCAACCTCCGTTTCGCAGTCCGTGCACCAGACGCGGCGCTCGCGCTCGTCGTAGACCAGGTGCGCATGCCGGCACGAAGAATGCGGGCGTCGTGTCATGCCGCGTGCGACACGCAGGTCGCCGATATCGACCACCTTCGGCCCGTGGAGGAAATCCTGCGGCTCGATCGGCGCTTGGCTCATGTCGGCAAGTCCTTGCCGTTGCTGATCCGCACGCGCACGCCTTCCTCGCCGCGCTTGCAGCGGGCCTGTGCGTACTCCCAGCGCGCGGCCGTGGTGTCGCCGTCGTCAATGCCGAGCGCCTGAGCAATGCCGTCTCGGATGGATTTCAGGCTCGCGCCAAGGTTGTCGTCGTCCATGACGCGCACGCCCAGGCGCGTCATGTGGACGATGCACGGGGCGCGCATGCGCCGAGGCGTCAGCGCCCACGCCATTTTCTTCTGCTTTTTGCGCGTCGCGGACACCTTCGTCCAGTGCTCGCGGTTGCCGTTGAGCGGGTTCTTGGTCTTGCAGGGGATCAGGTATTCAGCGATTGCCATCGGCGGTAGCTCCTGTGCTCACGTTGTGGGCTGCTCCAGCTCGCTCGCTGCGCCACATTTCGAACAGCTGAACCGCCTCTTGGAACTCATTGTAGGATCGGCAATTCCAGTCCGGGAACAGATTCACGAGTTCGAATTCCCAGCGAGAAGGAATCTCCAGAACAAGATGATCCGGGCGGCACGGGTGGACTTGTCCCAACAGATTCACCGCAACGTCCTCGTACTTCACGTCATCACCCTCGAAGCGGGTCATCGTCGCAATCAGCCGTTTGGCCCCACGGATGTCTTCCAGCATCAGCGGCGTGAGCGCGCGGATGGTGATCAGGCTCAGGTTCTTGTCGACCAGGTAGGCAATCATTCTTCGTCCTGTCGTGCTATCGCCTTGGATCCGCGCCGGCCCCATGACCGGGCGGGCTCGCGGGGCGTGGTGGGCTCGGGGGCTGGCTCGGGTGGGCCGTCTTCGCCCCACTCTTCCAGCCGCATCTGGTCGTAGCGGTCGCGGAGCACCGTGGTGTCACCAGCGGGCAGGCCGCGGCCCTTGCCCCAGATCACTTCCGTGCGGTGCGTCTTCGGCGTGCCGGGCGGCTGGTAGTAGTCATCGCGGTGCAGCAGCAACACCACGTCCGAATCCTGCTCGATAGCGCCCGAGTCGCGCAGATCGGCCATCGTTGGGCGCTTGTCGGGCCGCTGGGTGTTGCCGCGGTTGAGCTGCGCCAGCGCCATCACTGGGATATTCAGCCGCTTTGCAAGCCGCTTCAGGCCCCCGCTGACCTTGCCCAGCGCGTCGGCCTTGTTCTGGTTGCTCTTCTGCTCGATGTCGGTCAGGTGCAGGTGGTCGAGCACGATCAGCGCCAGCGGCTCTTCCATGTGCGCGCGCTCGGCCCGCGATTCGATCTGCCCGATCGTCAGGCTAGGGGTTTCGTCGATCAGGATCTTCGATTGCGCCATGTCGCCGGCGATCGTCGCGGTGCGCGCCCAGAACTCTTCATCGTCGCCGCCGCGCCAGGCACGCGGGCTGCGCAGGAAGTCCCACGGCACCCGGCCACGGCTGGAGACGCTGCGCTGCACAAGCTCGTCACCGCCCATCTCAAGCGAGAAGATCGCCGCTCGCTTGCCTTGCGCGCCGGTGTGCACCGCCTGCTCCCAGCCGAAGATGGATTTGCCCATGCCCGGCCGGCCGGCGACTGTGATCAGGTGCTTGGGCTGCCAGCCGAAGGTCTTCGCGTCGATGATCGCCCAGGGGCTGCACAGGCCCGTGATCGTCTCGCCGCGCTCGTATCGCCCCTGCAGGTCGTGGAACCAGCTGCGCACGAACTCTTTCATGGGCCGCAGCCCGCCACTACGCTCCGCGCGGCCGGTGATGTGCACCGTGGCCTGATGCACCTTCGCGGCGATCTCGGCGGCGCCACGCGTGCGGTCGGAATACAGCGACTCGATCCCCTGCATGTATGCGCTGATCAGCTGCCGCTTGGCTGAGTGCTCGCGGATGATGTCGGCGTAGGCGCGGATGTTGGCCGCGCTGGGCGTGTGGGTCATCAGGTCGACCAGCTCAACCGGCGTCCATCCCCACTGCGTGTGCAGCTCGGTGCCTTCGATGCGATCGCCCAGGGTCCAGCAGTCCATGGTCTGGCTGCCGTCGGCAGGAAGCTCGGCCACGGCCTGCCGGATTGCGGCGTACAGCAGTCCGTGGCCGCGGTTGTAGAAGTCTTCCGGCTGCAGGAACTCTGCGACCTTCGGTAGCGCGGTAGGCGCCAGCAGCAGCGCGCCGAGTACCGCTTCCTCGGCGTCGCGGCTGAAGGGCGGCTGGCGCAGTAGCTCGGTGGGGTCCATCAGTCCCCCTGCTTGCCGAAGCGGGCTTCGTAGCGGTCGACTGCATCGGCCAAGCGCGTGACCGCGTGCACCGCGTCTTCGTCGTTTTCCGACCAATCGTAGGCCCCCACTGCGCGCGCGCGCTTCAGCACCTCGCGTAGCAGTTTCGTTTCGGCTGCGGCGAGATCTTCCGGAGACGGCTGCGTCACTTCGTGGGTGAACACCACCTCCCCGGCCTTCACGTCGCGGTCAACGTGCGCTGTGAAGGCCTGCGGACCAACCGCTGTGGTGCGCAGCTCTTGGGGGCGGCGCTCAATGGTCACTCCGTCGGGCAGCAGGTTGTGCCCAGCAGGGGCAGTTCTGCCGCCATCTGCGGACGTCCAACGCCCGAAGTCGAACAGGCCGGGGGGTTCCTTCTCGTGGAATGCACACGCCCGCCTGTCGTTCTTGGGATTCTGCGTCAGCCACTCAGCCCATTCCGGGGCGTTCTTCCAGCGCTCAAACCGCTTGGCGTGTTCGCCCGCCGGAGCTGGGGCGGGGACATCAGCGGACCGAAGCTCCTGCGGGCGGGGGCTGCATGCAACACGGCCCATCTTGCCGTCCTTCATGGCGCGGCGCAGGAACGTCGTCCCGTGATCCGCCCACCACAACCCGTCCTTGAGCGGCGGCCGATTGCCGCGCCAGTAGTGGCATGCGCCGGCCTTGTCCTCGGTCAGCCAGTCCGCATCAGCAGGGGCGTCCTTCCATAGCGCCAAACGCGCGTTGCGCTCGGCAAACAGGCCTGCGCGCTGTTTCCGGATGTCGTCGGGCAGGTCCACGTCGACGGCGGCGAGGTCTTCAGCCGTGCAGTCCACCGTGACTAGCGGCCGATCGGGCCATGGCAGTTTAGCCGGTGTTGCTGGCTGTGGGCGGGGCTCGCAGCGGACGGAGCCGAGGATGCCTTGGGGCGCTGGCTCTGACCTGCCTTCCTCGATGTGCCAGCCGACAATGATGTGGTTGAGAGGCTTTCTGTCAAACCACGCCGCCGCGCCGTCATCGTCCTGTCCAAGCCACATCGCCCAATCCGGCGCCCCCTCCCACCGCCGCAGATACGCGGCGCGCTCGGGGTCTTCGGCGGGCGAGGGCTGCGGGTTCGGGTTGCAGCACCCGGCGCCGTTGTTCTCAGGGCAGTTCCCGGGGTCGCCGGTGCAGCGCAACGGTATCCCATCGCGCGCCGCGCCTGCCAGCATTTCGGCGCGTGCGCCTTTGTACCACTCTGACACTGCCGCGCTTTTGAACGGCGAAGCTGGCTTCTCGACCACCGCTTCGCCGATCTCGACCGCGCTCCGCAGCGCACCGAACGTGGGGCCGTAGTCAACCCGCCAGTCACCCAACGGACCCTTGTATACGCGCCCGCCCAGGCCGCTAGCTCTGCATCGGATCTCATCGCCCTCCATGATTCTGGTGCCGGCGAAGTCGAAGAATGGCGTCTCCTGTGCGTCCGCGCGCTGCATCGCGACGAACTGAACATCTTCGCGGGCGCGGTTGAGCTGGTGCCGCGCTGCCTTGATCTGCTCGGCAAGCGCAGTGTCGAAGTTGCTGACACCGGGTTCCAGCGGCTTGCCCAGGTCGATGCCGACCCAGGTTGGCTGCAGCCACGTCGTGCGGTCATCGCCCTGCGGGTAGGTGCGGGCGTAGGTGCTCAGCATCACGAGGTTCGCCATGGCGTGCGCCAGGTGCGGCAGGCCGCTCTCGGCATCGTTGTTTTCGCCGGCCTGCCAGGCGCTCATATGGCGCAGCAGGCAACCCAGCGGGGCCGACCAGGGCATGCCCTTGGCCCAGTTCCATTCCGCGTACTTCTTTCGGCCGTAGTCGAAGACGCGCGCGCAGTCCTCGAAGGCGATCAGGGGCACGAGCTCGAAGGTGGGTTTCCCTGCGTTGAAGCGCGCGCCGCTGCCGGGCTCGTTGCTGTTGACGTCGCCGAGGCCGGCGGGCTGCTGTGGGTCTGTGGGCATGTCGGTTCTCCGTGGGGTGGTTGGGCGGGTGCCGGTGTCGTAGCTGCACTGCTTTCGCATGTCGCTCATGGCTGCGGCTCCAGGTAGTGGGGGAATCCATCGCTGTCCTCGCACAGGTGCGAAGCCATGCGGGTTGTGGCTCTCAGCTCGTCGGACATGTCGTTCCATCCGTCGATCGCGCGGAAGCGGGCGCAGCAGGCGCGCACGGCGCAGGTCTTGGCATCTGCCGCAGGGCGGCGGCCGACGCAGCGTGTGGGCGAGCCTCGGCCGGCGGGCAGGGCGGCGGGGGTGTTGGTTGTTGGACGCATCCACCAGCTGTGCGGGCGACCGCGGCGGCCAGTCTCGCCGAAGTGCTGAATCGCGCCTGCTGCCGTGAGCTCGCGGCAATGCTTCGCCACCGTCGTCATGTCGCACAGCACCTGGTCGGCGATCTGCCGCGCAGAGACTGGCTTGGGCGATGCGGTGATCACCCGCAGGATCTGGGCGCGGATAGGGCCGCCGACATCGAGCAACCCCGCCTGTTTCAGCTCAAACTCCACATCGCCGGTGAACTCTTCGAGCGACGGCAGCGGCTGGGTGTAGCGCGCCACCAGCGTGCGTTCTTCGGGCATGCGCGGCCGGACGCCCACAATCAGGCACTTTCGCGGCGTCAGCCATACCGGCACCGGTTCGTGCCAGCGCTTGCGGCCCTGCAGTAGCTCATAGGCGGCGTGGATGCGGTCGAGCACTTCGGGGGTCATGGCGTTGCCTCGAACAGGTCAGGGTGCGGGCGCTCTGCCCGGATGCGTGCGTCAGCCATCGCGGAGTACTCGGGCTTGATCTCCAGCAGCACCGCGTCGCGCCCGTTGCGCTGGCACACCAGCCCGGTAGTGCCAGCACCGGCGAACGTGTCGAGCACCTTGCCGCCCTTGGGGCAGCCGGCCAGCACGCACGGCTCGATCAGGGCAGGCGGGAAGGTGGCGAAGTGGGCGCCCTTGAATGGGCGGGTGGCGACAGTCCAGACGCTGCGGCGGTTGCGGGTTTCGGTATCGAACTCCGATTCAGCGCGGTCAGGCCGATGCGTCCCGACCGATTGCCCAGGGATCGCCTGCGCACGCTTGCTGCCTTCGCGCTTGAAGGTGTCGCGCTTGCTGCGCGGCCTCCACGGCTCGCTGCTGCCGGCGCCGCCAGACATGGGCATGTGAGCCGCCCCGCCCTGTCTGCCCGCGAATCCGTTGCCCGCTGGCGTCTGAGCAACCGCAGGCTCCCGCATCGCCTCAGCGTCGAAGTAGTACCTCGGCGACTTCGACAGCAGGAACAGGTACTCGTGCGCCTTCGTGCAGCGATCGGTGACGCTCTCCGGCATCGGGTTGGGCTTGGCCCAGATGATGTCCTGCCGCAGATACCAGCCGTCCGCCTGCAGGGCGAAGGCGACGCGCCAGGGGATGCCCATCATGTCCTTGGGCTTGAGGCCGGTTTGCGCCTTCGTGCGGCCGATTCCGGTGTCCCCATGCAGGGCGCGTGCGTGCTTACCGCCACTGCTGCCGCCCCACTTGCCGTCGTTGGCATAGCTATCCCCGAAGTTTACCCACAGCGTGCCGTCGGCCCGGAGTACTCGACGCACTTCGCGGAACACCGCGACGATGTGGCCGATGAAGGCCCACGGGTCGGATTCCAGGCCGAGGCAGCAGGCCTGCGCCGGCACCGCGATCACTGGGAGGCCGGGCATCGGGCTGAACTCAACAGCCGGCCAATGCGTCGGCGGCAGGCCGTAGTCGCGCAGACCGAAGTACGGCGGGCTCGTGATGCAGCAGTGCACGGACTCTGCCGGCAGCGTGCGCAGGGTGTTGAGGCAGTCGCCGGTGATGATCTCGACGGTCATGCGCCTGGCTCCAGTGGCTCGTCGGACACGGTGCGCTCGAAGATGCGCGTCATGACGTCGGGGTGGGTGAGGTTCTTGAAGTCGGGGGTCCATCCCTCGTGCCCGCGACCAGGCGGAGCGCGGCCGGACCAGAACGGATCCTGGGCGCAGGCGTCGAAGTAGGTCGCCCAGAAGTCGGGCGTGATGCGCTTGCTGCCGTTCATCTTTTCGCAGATCAGCGTCGCGACACCGATGCAGCGCTTCACCTGCTTGCGGCGCTGTGGCGTCAGCAACACCACGGCCGGCAGCAGCCCGGTGGGTTTCGCCAGCGCTGCGTTGTATGCCGCGATCGCCTCGGCCGTGATCTCGTGGGCCCTGCGCTCTTTCGGGTCTGCAGGCAGATCTGCCGGCCGTTCGCTGTCATCGGCTCCGTCCGATGACGAATCTGAGCGAAGCGAAGATAGCTCTTGCTCTTGCTTTGGAGACGGAGACGGAGACGGAGACGGAGACGGAGACGGAGACGGGGCACTGCTAGAAGAGTGCTCAGGAGTGCTACTAGCACTTTCTGGCACTGCTAGATTGGTG